CAATTGGATTAGTCCGGTTAACGCTTACAAAACTGTCGTGAGACACTATAAGTAAGTAGGAAATTTTCTCCCATAGCTTCAAAAGGATCAGCTATAAGCGTTGATTGGGGTGGACTACACATAGGTAAGTGTGATGAATTAACATCGATCTTATCACCCCTGGGTAACTCGAAAAGAGAAGCACTGTCAACTGCAAAAAGCTGGTTCGTAATTAAAACCCTAAGGGAGAAATTATGTTTAATCGGTAAAGCAATGTATTCAAAAGAACAGATTAAAGAAGCTGTAGAGTCTAAGGGCCATAAGTTTTTTGAAGAATCAGATTGGAATGTTAATATAATAGGTATTAGAAACTCTGAGACCGCTAATAAGGTAACAAATAAATTTGATGACTTGATGACTGTATCTTACAAAGTAAATGGACAATGGGAATACCATGAATTTGCTTGTACTACGGATCCAGGAACTCATTGGGTAAAGAACGTACTTAATGACAAAGGAGTTGCTATATTAAAACCTGGTCAATACAGAGGTTCTCATAAAATCAGGAAACATCAGAATAGGTACGAAGCACTTGGGCAACAAAAGCCAGTAACGGTGTATCGTGACAATAACAAAGACGGTAATTACGATTTAGTAGAAACTGACACTGGGTTATTTGGTATTAACATACATAGAGCAACTAAATACGCGGGTAGAAAATCTACACAGATAAACAAGTGGTCAGCAGGGTGTCAAGTCATAGCGGCTAACGATGACTGGACTAAGTTTATGAAGATTATGAGAAAATCGTGTATGATATGGAGAAATAGTTTTACCTATACTCTGATTGAATCAAAAGATATAAAATAAAACGCTAGTAATAGAAGAATAGGTTTATAAGGAATTATTTTATATATTTGTACCAAACTAATATATAAAGTAATGAGCGATTTAAAATTTAAGCCTAACGGCGCATGGGTAGTATTACCTAACCCAGTAGTCACCAAAACAAAAGCAGGTATCTACATAGATGAGGAACTAGCTAAGCAGAGTGCTACAAACATACTTGCGGTATTAGCTAAAGGGCCGCACTGTCAATTTATAGAGGTTGGGGATACAGTCATGATAGATCCCAGGACAGAAGCAGTGCGCGCAGAGATTGACGGGGAAGACTTCCTTGTCGTAGGTGAGCACCAAATTTTAGGGAAATGGTAAAAGGCAGTGCTACAATAGCATTGGAGGATTACCATAAACTACTCAAATCCACAGACGAAGCTAAAGAAAAGGAACTACGACTCAAGCAGATTGCTAAAGAGTTGCAGGTTTTCCTTACGTTTATATGTGGGCGGGAAGGGATGACTGAGTACGTAGAGGAGTTTAATAGACAATCAACAACCTGCAGCATCTCAATAGAGAACGGCAGGGCTAAAATAAAATTTAATAATGAGTGAGACGAGCTACAAGGGAAGCTATGAGTCAGATAAAATAGCTAAGGATATGATAGACAAGATATTGCGTAAATGCGCTACAATCTATTCCAACCTGGGGACTAATACCCCCTTTGATGTTGGGACTAAAGAAGAAGCGAAGCGCCTTGAGAAAGAGTATCTACTTGAGATAAATGCTATAGACCCAGGTATGTATAACCTACTTACTCGAACATCAGATACCAATGAAGAAAAAACTAACGATTAAAATAGATACAACCTACAAGTATCTACAATTGTGGAACGGATTATTTCATTTAACTAATAAAGAAATGGAAATATTAGCCGCGTTTATGGATTTAAAGGCTAAAGGCCCTAACTTGTGCAGCGTACCTAATAAGAAACGGGTAGCTAAGATTGTAGGGATAGCAGATTACAATACACTTAACAACTACGTTAAGAGATTTAAAGATAAGGGTGCAATTAAAAAGAGTGGGGTATCATATACAATGAATGCCTTTTTAAATCCTAAAGTTACCCATGTGGAACTACATATCAACCGAAGTAATTCCGGGAACCAAGTATGAAATCCTTAGAATCGAATATGATGTGCCACCGTATGAGATAGAAGTATTTCAAACATTCGAAGGTGACATGATAGTGGTTAAAATATATAAATATGAATAATGACGATCTGTATGAGAAGCCCCCAGGCATACTTACCATGATTAAAACCTTTGGTAAAGAGGCCGCTAAGTATTTAGCTCAGGGAGCACCTAATGTATCCCCTAAAGAGTATTCGGACAGGTTGTTAACCTGTAATGGGTGCCCTGACTTAAAGAAACGCAAGATGACGTGTGGTAAGTGTGGATGTAAAGTGGAGCATAAGGCAAAGTGGAAAACCTCGGACTGTCCAGTAAAGAAATGGGATGCTCAAGGATAAGAAAGCCATCATAAGTGCCTTAGCCACTAAGTATGATCTCCCACTACACAAAATAGAGGAGATAGCTAACTACCAATTCAAATTTGTATCTAAAAAAATGAAGGAGGGGAAGTTTGCTGGAATACGATTACCATATTTCGGTAAGTTCCATGTAAACCCAAAGAGGTTGGAGCATATGAATAACAGAAAAAAGAAAGATGAGACTAAAGGATGATTTAATATTTATAAAGGATAATAAAGCTATTCCAAGCGCGTATGCTATGACTGTTCGGGAATTTAAGGGCCTGAAAGGTACAGAGCTATCATTTGTTTACTTTATGTGTGATCACCGATCTCCATTTTCAATATATGATTGGGAGCAGCGATTAGTTGAGGTAAAAGATAGTATCTTTGGCGAAGGAAGTAAATTTACTCCCTCCCCTAAAGTATTAGCTGCCTGTGATCGATATGACAAGCTAGTAGAGACTTCCGCGGTGCGGCTATTGAAAGCAGCTAAAGAGTCTGTAACTAAATTGGAAAAATACTTCAGGACCATAGATCTTACTACATTAGACGACCGTGGTAAACCTATATATACAGCCAAAGACCTTATAGGTAATCTAGAAAAGATGGGGAAGGTTGTAGACGGGCTAACACGATTGGAAGAGATAGTAAAGAAAGAAGAGCAGGCCGCCAATTCTAATAGAGGTGGCATTGAAGTTAACAAATACAGTATATAAATTAAAATTAAATAATTATGATTAAATGGATAAAGGGTGCCCCCCATAAGAAACAGGCAGATAAGGTAGAGATTATTTTTCGAGTTAGTAAATTAACTATTTTTGAATTTTATTGTGATCTTTCCTTAAAAAAGTTTAAATTAGTGGTTTTAAACTTGGGTGTAAAAAATTAATACTATGGATTTTCTAGATGATTTAGAACTATACAGTGCGTCTATGCACAATGCATATGATCTAATCACTAGAAGAAAGACTCTAGATGATATTTATTATGATCTAGAGGATAAAACTATAGATGCGTATCCTCTGCCTTTCGATCCTTTTGAGGAAGATGGGCGGACAGAAGATGTTCTAGATATTGTAATAGAGTATTTCACGGACATAGAGGAATACGAGAAGTGCTTAGAACTGTTAGATATTAAAAAGGAATGTCGAGATTCAAAAACATAGATAGGGTACGCCCTTCAGCAGTTAAGTTTTTAAAATCTGGGCATTATACTGACGCTCTTCCAGGTACAAGGGATTATTATGAGTATTGGGACGGCGAGAAGAAAAGATGTCTCTATGGGTATACCGTTGATTCGGGTACCCCAGAGGCATTGTCTGTTACAGGCTTTCATTACTTTTATTTAAACTACTGTCCCATAGATAGGGCTATAGATGAGATCATGCCGGACGGCACTACTCAGTCCCGACGTGAGAGGACCTTCCCTAGTTTTTATGATGGGGATTGGGAATACTATCATGAGATAGAGAAGGCCAGGGCTCAAGACAAGCATATGATCGTACTTAAAGCTAGACGTAAAGGGTATTCTTACAAGGCAGGTAGTATGTTAGCTAGAAACTACTTCTTTGTTAGGAATTCTAAGAATTTTGTTTTTGCTGCGCAAAAAGAATACCTTATAGGTGACGGTCTCTTATCTAAAGCTTGGGAGTTTTTATCTTTCATTGACGATCATACCGCGTGGGCGCAACCCCGCCTTAAGGATAGGGAGATGCATAAGATGTCCGGCTACAAGAAGAAAGTCAATGGTATTGAGATAGAGATGGGGATGAAGTCCCAGATCATGGGGGTATCACTTAAGGATGCCCCAGACAAAGTGAGGGGTAAGGCTGGAGAGCTCATATTTTTTGAGGAAGCCGGTGCTTTTCCTGGATTATTAAAAGCATGGGAAGTAACTATGCCTACTATGAGACAAGGGGCAAAGACTTTAGGATTGATGATAGCTTTTGGTACTGGTGGTACTAAAGACGGGGACTTTGAAGCTATGGAAGAGATTTTTTATAACCCAGACGCCTATGATTGTATGTCCTATGAGAATATCTGGGATGAGGGAGCTATAGGAACTAGGTGTGGATTTTTCATACCTATACACAAGAACTTAGATGGTTTTATTGATGATGATGGAAATTCTCAAGAGCAGAAGGCAAGAGAATATGAGAACTCTATGCGGGAGAAGAAGAAAGGCGCAGCAGACGCAAAGTCTCTTGATCAGTATATTGCGGAACACCCTTTTTCACCGCAAGAGGCCACCCTACAAGTAACCGCCAATCTGTTCGACATAGCGTCGTTACAAGAGCAGTATAATAACATTAAGGCTCACAATCTGCAATCGGTAGGTACTATAGGTAGTCTTTATTACACGGCAGACGGGAAGATAAAGTTCCGACTAGATGGTGATCTTAGAGCAGTAACTAAATACCCACATAGAAAGGATGATAATACTACAGGTGCAATAGTTATCTACGAGTCTCCTTATAGAAACCAAAAAGAGCAGGTACCTATTAATATGTATGTGATTTGCCATGACCCTTACGGTCAAAACAAATCTGCCGATAGTGCGTCCCTTGGTGCGGCGTATGTACTTAAGCGCCCAAACAATCTTTCACAGCCAGACGATCTTATTGTAGCCAGCTATGTAGGGCGGCCAGATACTCAAGATGATTATAATAAAAACCTGTTCTTATTAGCAGATTACTATGGATGTAAGATTGGATTTGAGAATGATCGTGGAGAAGTGATACCTTATGCTAAGAGGCACAGGAAATTACATAAACTACAGGAGGAGTTTGAAATGTTAGATAAGAGGGACCTTAGATCTAAGACCGTGAAGAGACAGTATGGGATGCATATGACAGAGCCCCGTAAAAGACAGGGAGAAATATATATAAGAGACTGGTTAAATACTCCTAGATATACTGATGAAAATGGAAAAATTACATTAAACATCCATAAAATATATGATCCTGCTCTCCTTACAGAGTTAATAAAGTTTAACCACAAAGGTAACTTTGACCGTGTGATGGCTCTTATGATAGGTATGTATCACACAAGGGAGCTATATAATGCTGAAATAAAAGATATTCTAGAAGATAGAGCCGCAGATAAATGGTTTGATTCAAACTATTATTAGTGATATACTAGTAAAGAAACTTAGAAAATAATCTTATTATCGCAGGTAAGGATAATTTTTGTATATTTGTAGATCATGGGCTACGACAACATTCCTCGACAGAAACTGTCGATCAAAAAGAAAGATAAAGAATGGAGAGAAGGATGCGTAGAAGCATTCATCAATCTTTCTGACCAGGGCACTGGTTATACTTCACATAAGGACGATCTCAAAAGATTGTACGATTATTACAACGGTACCATAGACGAGGGGGACTATACACATGTCCTTAAACCTTACGGTAAGTCTAGAAAGAACTTCCCATCTCAGATGCGGAACTATCCTATCATTAAGCCGATTATCGATCTTTTATTGGGGGAGAAGTCTAAGCGTCCGATGAACTTTAGTGTTGTAGTTAAAAATGCAGACTCTATAAGTCTAAAGGAAGAAGCTAAGAAAGAAGCTATCCTTCAGGGCCTTAAGCAGAGGTTTGCTAATGAGATGAACGCCAAAGGAGCAAATACTGGGATGGAAACTCAAGAAGTAGAGCTTCCTAAACATATTGCCGACCAGTTCGAAGCTACATACGTAGATAATAGAGCTATCAAAGGCCAGCAGGCTATGAACTATATCTTAACAGAGCAAGAAGTTGGGGATAAGTTAGACAAAGCATGGTTCCATTTCCTTATATCTGGAGAGTGTTACACTCACAGAGGTGTAAGACAGTCTGAGCCATTTTATGATGTTTTAAATCCAATCGATGTTGATTATGATAAAGATCCTGATGTGGAGTTTGTGGAAGATGGTGATTGGGCTATGGTGCGTAAATATGTGCATGCCTCTACTGTTGTTGATCATTACTACGATAGTCTCACGGAAGAACAAGTACTAGAACTAGAAGAGCCCAGAAATTCTGAGGCAGATTCATATCTTCTATATTCAAGTGGAGCAGGTAAGAGCCCAAACTCTTATAGAAACCGATTGATAGAAGTTATCAACGTTTACTGGAAGTCAAGAAAAAGGATAGGTTTCTTATCATATTTGGACCCCAATACAGGAGTCCCCGAAGAGCAGATGGTAGACGATGGGTTCAAAATGCCTATGGAACTTAAGGAGATGGGAGGTGTTATAGACTGGAAGTGGGTAAATGAAGTTTGGGAGGGCACAAGAATAGATGGAAGGATGATAATTAATATTAATCCTATATCTAACCAAAGGCTATCAATAGATAACCTATCATCATGTAAGCTTCCTATCAATGGTAGAAAGTATTCAGATGTTAACGCGGTTAATATCTCATTAGTATCTCTTGGAATACCTTTCCAGTTAACTTATAATATCTACAAGTACAGATTAGAGTTAGCAGTTGCTAGAAGTAAAGACATTATTGCTCAGTTTGATATTAATATGATCCCAAAGAAATGGGACATGGACAAGTTCATGTACTATGTAGAAGGGTCAGGTATTGCTTGGGTAGATTACAATAAGGAAGGTATCCAACTTAATCCTCAACACCAGTCAGTGTTAGACATGTCAATACAGACTATTGATCAGTATATAATGTTGCTAGAGTCTATCATGCTAGAGTGGGAGAAGTTATCCGGTGTAAACCGCCAACGTCAGGGACAAATTGGATCATATGAGGGCAAGGCTACATCACAACAAGCAATCGTACAGTCGTCTCATATTACAGAAGATTTATTTAAAAAGTTTAATAGAATGGAGGCGAGGGACATGCAAGCCCTCCTTGATTATTCTAAAGAAGCTTGGCATACAGGTAAGAAAGCCGCATTCATGATGCCAGACGGTACTCAAGAGTTTTTAGATTTAGAAAGTGTAGCCCACATGGAATCTAACTATGGTATATTCATGACCGACTCAGGGAAGGAGCAGGAGAAGTTTGACATGGTCAAAAACTTAGCTCAATCTATGATCCAAAACGGAGTGCCAGCTTCTACAATCGTAGAGATGCTAGATTCAGAGAGTTTTGCTACTATTAAAGCAAAGGTTGGTCTAGCGGAAAAGCAAATGGAAGAGCTACAAGCTCAACAGCAAGAAGCTCAGAACGAAATAGAGAAAGCTAAACTGCAAGGAGAGAAGGAAGGCAGAGATAACGACAACATGAATAAAGAAAAGGATCGCGAGACCCAGATCGAAGTTGCTAAGATCCACGCCGAAGATAACAACGCTCGAGTAGAGATGGATGGCACTAAGCATGCTAAAGATGTAGAGGTAAAAGCTAAAGACTCGGATACTAAACAATCTCAAGCCGAAGAACAAGCTAGATCTAATAAGGCTAACGAAAGTATTAAACGTACTGAAGCTGGAATTAAAAATAAAGAAGCTAGTACAAAAGCTAAAGTGGCTAAATCTGCTAATAAGAATAAATAATGCTAAGCTCTGAGGAGAAACTAGATATTATTAAGGGGGCACTAGCTTCTGGCCATAAGGGTTCTATTGGAGACCTTATCAATCAACAGGAGGCACAGGCATCTGGTGTAGACCAAATTGCCGATACTCCAGAAAAAGCCACTAACGGACTGCGGGGGCAACCTGAGGGATCAAGTATGTCCTTCCCAAACTCTTCTGGAGATTTTAATACAATGGGTATGACTCATCCAATCGACATGAAGAAGGTCGATAAGAAAGGTAATGTTGTAGCATCCTATGAGTCGGTTCCTCCTGGTATTGAGAATATACCTATGGGTGATGATGTGGGGACTGTTATAGAAACTCCCGGCACATATAAAAAAGGAGGATTTAAGACTGGAGGTAATCGCATGCAATTGGCAGGTTTTGATCAAAAGAAAAACAAAGAAGAGGAAAATAAGGAGACAGGTATTTCAGATGAGTTTTTGGAAAAAATTAGAACTAAGCAAAAAGTAGCGGCAGAGTATCGTGCTTTAAATGGGGAAACTCCTTTACCTACATTTGAAGAGGGGCAAGAGAATTACTATAATGGTGTAGTTTCTAATATGGGGGATAATAGTAATTCTAGGGGTGATGCTATAAAATCTTTTAGTTTTGCAGACTATTTATCTCCTGTAGGAGATGCAAAGTATGTAGCAGGGGCAACAAAAGATATGATAAATAATCCTTCATGGGGAAATGCAAAAAATATAGCTTTAGGAGCTGCATTTGCTGCTCTTCCTGGAACAGCAAAGTCGGTTGATGAAGTGAAAAGTTTATATAGAGTAGTTGACGCTCCTGATATTGAAACTGCTAGAAGATATGCAACTCATGTACCTGCTGAAGGAACAGTAGGAAGACGCACAGGTATTCAAGGGGATGTTCAATCTAATACTGGCTTTGATCATATAAACGCAACTACAGATCAAAGTTGGATACTAGGTAAAAACAGTTTAGTTGATAGATATGGGGGTAAAAATCCTTACGTTGTTAAATTAAAACCTAATTCGGATCAACTTAAAAGAGTAAATGTATCAGAATTTACTGATGATGCTTTAGCAAAAATAAAACCTGGGACAGGAACTAATATGCAAGTAACAGGAGCAGGTGGTCAAAATATAACAACTCTATTAGGTCCAAAAGGCTCTCAAGTTGCAGAAGTAGATAAAATTTTATCTGCTCAAGACTTTGTAAACCTTCATAATCAGGATCCTAAATTCAAATGGAAAGAGGGGGGCTTCAAGACAGGGGGAAATCGTATGCAATATGCAGGTCCCAGAACAGGCGGACCTAGAGTAGAACCTCTTAACGACGCGGAGATGTCACTTAAGATTTATAACGAGGCCAACTCAGGTAATACTGCGGCCCAAAGAATGATTAAGGACGAAGGACAGAGGATGCAGATACCCGAAGTAGATGGTGTGTCTACACACTATATGTCTGCGTGGGATAATCATGCAGTTCCAACTGTGCAAGAAAAGTATCCTGGTGGCCCATTAACGTACGATCCAAATCCTGCCCCCAGTAAGAAGGACTTTAGATTTGATACTGACGAGCAGGCTGACTTTTTCGCTAAACACTATAAAACAGCATCTGCTTCCAAAGCTTTTCACAGAAAGGGAGGAGTTAGATCTCATGATACCTATCTAAGTAAACGTTTTGCTACAGGTGGAGATTCTGGGGAAGAGAAAGATAATAAAGAAGAGGACAAGTCTAATTGGTTTGAGTCGGCCTTAGACTATGCAGGTGGCGCAGCTCGAGACGTTCTTAATAATGTAGTTCCGTCAAATGCAAGGCAACTTATTTCCGATGTAACTGGCATAGGCTCTCAAGATATTGATGAGACTACTATTAATGATAGAGAAGCACAGGCCCTTCGAGATGCTATAGGGGAAGCTGGGGGTGGAAGGAGAGGAGTTCTAGGATATGATGATTACCAAACCAGTGAGCATAAGAATGACGATGTAGGTGGAACTTTTAGCGGCTCATTCGCTCCTTTGTTTAAGTACTTCAATCCTAATTACTCTATGAAAACTACAATTGGCCAAGCAAATTACAAGCAAAATAGAGATGGCACCTACTCAGTTACAGATCAATATAATTTTAATGATGCCACAGGTGAAGGATTTTCAGGAGTTATAGATGACTTTAATGAAGCGGAAGGCTTTGACAAAATTTCCCCCTACAGAATCCTTAGATCGGTTGGAAGAAACTATGGCTCAAGTGAGGGTGAAGGTGGCAAGGTAAATATTAATGTAGGTCAATTGGCCCAGAATAAAACTGGAGGGCCCAAAATTAAACGTAAACAGACTTATATTTCTAAATATGGATATTAAGTGGTATATAATAATAACGACATAAAAACCCGTAAATCTATAAAAAATACGAGTATATTTTTCGTATTTTTGTAGGATTACATAAAAACAATATAGAATGGACCCAAGAGAACAAATACAGCTGGATGACATTACCTTCGACGATGTAATCGGAGGGGATGGTATTGAGCTATCCCCTACAGATGATGTAGGAGAAATAGAAGCCCCTCCGGAGGCGGAACAAGAAGAACGCATAGAGAACGAAGATCGCCCAGAGGATGAAGCCGGGTATGACGACCAAGAGGATGTAGAGGATGAAAGAGCAGACGATAAAGAATTTGAAGAAGATGATGAGGAGGACGATGATTCCATCGTTAACTCCGTTTTAGATAAACTAGGTTATGACGTAGATACTAAGTACGATGATACTACAGAAGGACTAGTAGAATTAACTAAAGATATGGCTTCTCAAATGGCTAATGAGCAGATGGAAGATATTCTAACTAGGTTTCCCTTAGTAAAAGATCATCTACAATATGTACTAGCCGGAGGAGAATCCCAGAATTTCATGACTGCCCATGATCCAAATATGGATTATAATAAACTTAGTATCGCAGAAAACGATATTCAAAGTCAAAAAGCTATCCTTGGTGATTATTTATCCACTAAAGGGCATGATAAAGAATTTATAAATGAGATGTTAGAAGATTTTGAGGATACAGGTAAGCTGTATCAAAAATCTGACGCAGCTCGTAGAGCGTTAGGTAATCATCAACAGGCTCAACGCCAGGAGATGATTCACCAACAAAGAGAACAAGAGACTCAAAAGCACCAAGAGCTTACTGAGTTTTGGAATGGAGTAGCAGATATTATTGAGGAATCGAGAGAATTTGCAGGGTTACGAGTAACGGAAAAAGACAAAGGTGCTTTTTTCCAATACTTATCATCTCCAGTGAACCAAGAGGGGCACACCCAGCGTGATATTGATCACGAGGGAGCTGACATGGACACTAAGTTGGCTATAGATTATTTAATGTATAAAGGTTTCGACCTAGACGGCATTATTGACACTAAAGCAAGATCAAAAAGTGTTCGCAATCTTAAAGATAGAATCGTAGCAAACGAGTCTAGCGTTAAGAGTGCACGTAGAGCTTCCAAACGTACGAGAAATGTAGATCTTGAGGATCTAGATCTTTCGCTTTAATAATGGCAATCAACTAATAAATAGTATTGTATAAATAAATAATAATTAAGAAATGAACGGAACGAACATTACTGTGCAGAAGAATTTTTATAATGACGCACAAATGACAGACATGAATAGTCTGTCCAATGCTCTGTTGTCGAAGCCAACTGAGCTTTCACCGATCATCACTCACTTAGCTGGAAAAGACGACAAACGTTTCCCACTATCTTTCTTAACTGAAGGTGTTGGTAACACAAAGTCTATTGACCGCTTAGAGTATGAATATCGTGTAAAAACTCACTCGTTGAAAACTCGACCAGTAGCAGCTACCAATGGTGGTAGCACTTTAGGACTGGGAGGTAGTACTTTTTACCTCACTTTCCCTGATAAATGGTTTGTAGCCTCTTACGTTGTTGTAAACAGCGTAGGTGAGCAAGCAAGAATTATGGCAGAACCAGTACAAGATGGTTCTAACTGGAAGTACACACTTCAGTTAGTTAATCCATCTGCAACTGCGGCACTAACGACTGGTCAAACAGCTGGAGACCTTTGGGCTCAGATGTATGCACCTGTAGGAGTAGACTTCTCTAGAGGCAATGCTTCTAACTGGGAGACTCCAGGTAAAGTGCGTAACAAGATTGGTACTGTACGTAAGTCTTACCATATGTCTGGTAACGCTAAAGATTTCGTAGCTGAGTTTACATTACCAACGAAAGGAGGTAAGACTACTAAGCTATGGATGGACTACGAGGAGTACACACACATGCTCAACTTCAAGGAAGAGTGTGAGATGTACTACTGGTACGGCCAAAAGACTTATGATGCAAAAGGTCAAACTCAAATGAAGGATGAGAACGGACAGCCAGTGGTTGTTGGTCCTGGACTTCTAGAGCAGATCATCAATCGTGATACTTACTCAGTAATGACTGAGAATAAGTTAAAGAACATAATTGGTGACTTATTCTATGGTATGACTGATGCAGCTAAGAAGCAAGTAACTCTATACACCGGAACTGGTGGAGCTCGTGAATTTGACGAGGCTCTAAAGAATCACTTCGGTGGTACAGCTAATTCTTGGAAAGTTGGGGGAGAGAATCGATTCATAACTGGATCTGGTCGCTCACTCGGTTTAACGGGTTACTTCACATCGTATGAGCACATCGACGGACACGTAGTTAACGTGGTAAAATTACCATTGTTTGATCACGGTCCTGTTGCACAAGCTCGTGCGAAGCACCCTGTCACAGGATACTCACTCGAATCTTACCGTATGGTATTTGTTGATCAGTCTAATTACGACGGTCAGAATAACTTACAAATGATCTCTAAGAAAGGTCGTGAGATGATGAGATGGTGTGTTGCTGGTTCAGTTGTTCCAAAAGGATTCGATTCGACTTCTTCTAGAGCGTCTGATGTTGACGGTGCGTCTGTACATATGTTGAAAACTGCTGGTATCGTTCTACGACGATTTGATACTTCGCTTGACATCACTTGTACAGCATCCTAAAAAGGCATTAATTTGCGTCTATATATATTGGTTTTTAATTGGGGCTGCGGGAGGTCATTCTCCCGCAGTTTTGATTAAATAAAGCGTTATTCTTCGTAACCAATTCAAAATAAAATTCTAAAAGAACTGAAAAATGAGTAAAAAAGTTTATCTAAGGTGTAAGGAGGTCATGAACCACCTGCCTAAAGAAGTAAAAGCTGAAGCTGTATTGAAGCTCAGTAGCGTATTTGTTAACCGTCAGCCACTAAAAGGATTTAGTGCAGAAGATGAAAAGAAGTACCTGGATGGTATTTTAGATGTTAGCCCAACCCATCAGGATTGGCCTAAGCATACTAAAAATTTCTGGGCAGAACTTACAGTCCCTGTTAGCTTTGTCGGTGTTGAATTAGAAATTGGCCTTGATGGCAATAAAGATCCCTTAGTAATAATGGATTATATCAAGTACAACTTTGCACTTAAGCACCCGCATGTAGCGCTAACAAAGGAAGACATGGAATCTAATTTCACTAAGAGATTTTATATCCAAGATACCCAACGAGATGATGTTGTGCAGAACAATAAGATTCAGTTGAGTAAAGATGCAGACAGAGAGTTTATTAAAGTCTCGTCTAATACAAACAGTATGAAGCGTATTCTTCGACTTATGTCAGATGTTAATCCAGAGAGATTAAACTCTGAGCAAATCGAGAATAACTTATATGCTTTAAAGACTAAGGATCCGAAGAAGTTCCTACGAATTGCAACCGATAAGAACCTCGAGTTGAAAGCGGAAATAGGAGAAATGGTATCTGCAGGTGTATTACGTAAGATCGGTAATCAGGTTATCTTCATTGATGAAGTGGTCGGAGATACTACGGATAATGCAGTTGTATACCTAAAAGATAAAAAGAATTCTGGAAAGCTCACAGTGATGCGAGCGAAACTAAAAGAACTAGCGTTATAGAATGAATGTAACCGAAATGCATATTGCAGTCAGCCAAGGAGTGGATAAAATCAATTCACTCCAGGCTGATATGCTATTACCTGAAGAAATCGATATAGAGCTAAATAAGTCCCAGATGAGATTTATTAATACCAAGTACGGTAAAAATAACATCTATCAAAAAGGATTTGAAGAAAGCCAAAAACGTATTGATGATTTAAGGACATTGGTAGTAGAAGCAGATTTGCCGGCTGTTTATAAGGAGCAGGCTACGTCTACTATTTGGATAGATACGGTTGTACTTCCCAATGATTATATGTATTTGGTAAATCAGAGGTCTAGAGTAGTAATAAATAATTGCGAAGCGTTATGGGATAAGAATGGGATACTCTCTTCTGAGACAGAAGTTGGATTCTTTACTATAAATCCAACTACGTTTGTTTTAGGGGATAATACTACAATAGTACAGTCTATTTTCATGTACGCAGATATAACAGATTCATCTGTTGGTCAGGCGATTGTGTGGGAAAATACAGAGGGGTATCAATACCCCCAAGATATATCTTCGGTTATAACTAGTATTTTAGCTGCAGATACACCTGGCTTTAGTACATATTGGGAAAGTTATGGGATGCTTAATTTCCCAGGTGAGATTATCATCGTAGTAGATACTAGTGTACATTCATGGTTTAACTCTATAAACGGAGCTACACCTTTAACACCACTAGTAGGAGTGGATTCTATGAATAATATTATTACGAGTTCATTGCCGGATACTTCTTTTGCTGTGTTTAATGCTACACGAGTGCCTTCTGCGTACTCTGAGACTGTTATTTCACCAAATAAATTTATACAACAGGACGATATATTTACTTTATTAGAGGATCCCTTTAATACTACAAAATATAATTTGCCAATAACTACAATTCGCCAGAACTCAATAGATATTTACACAAGTGATATATTTATAATAGACTCGGTGAAATTAACCTATTTAAAAGAACCTGCTCAGATTTCATTATCTTTGCAAGTAAGCTGTGAACTACCCGACCATTCTCATTCGGAGATCGTGGACATGGCTGTGAGTAGCATTCTAGAGAGCATTGCTGATACTAGATATGCAACTCATCAAAAAGAGGTAATAAAAAATGAGTAGAGATACTCGAAAACATAAGAAAAAATGAGACAATTAATTGTCGGAACAGATGTTCTTGCCGCCGCTGATGGTGGAATTATGATTCAAAAAAAGAACCTCACTACTGGGGTGATTACAGAGCTTGGAGATGCAGATACTATAGCTACTGCTCCTGAAATTCGTTTTGTACGAAACGGTGCAGGAGATGTTGTTAGTTCAGCTTCTCCTTGGATTAAAGGTACAGATATTGTAGGATACGCAGAAAATGCTGGTGCTGCACAGTCTGCTCAAAGTTTAGCGATTACATGTACAAACGGCACCTCGGGTGACCCTCTTGTAACAGTTAAGTTAATTGAAACAGCTGCTGGATATGAGCCGTTTGAACGAGCGAACTTTGAAGTTGATCCTGCAGCCTTTGCAGCTAACTTAGATGCTGCTATTCAAGCAAATCGCCCAGCCTTTTTAACTGGAGAGTCAGTATCTGGATCCGTAGTTACCTTAGTTGGTACAACTTACGCAGGCGGAGATGCGGGTTTAACTAACATTCAAATTGCATTTGATGCAAATGGTGGAACTGCTACAGCTGTACTATCTAATACCCCGGCTTCTAAAGGCTCAGGTGTTGGATACTTTCTTGTAGATCAAGAAAACGAGCAGCTAGGACGTGAGAAATCTGATTACTACAGAGCAACTCACCTACCACAGTCTAACGATCTTTTTGCTGTTGCTGGTACATCTTACGATATGTATTCGTTTAATGTGCAGAATAGCGCTTTAGGTCAAATTCGCGGTGTAGATAATATGCGTAATATCCAAATTGCAGTTCCTGCTACCACATCTACGTGGCTATCTGGAGATGTTACAAATGGATTTACAAAGAAGCTTATTGCTTACTTAGCTAGTGTGCCCGGTGCATTTGTACCAACTGCTATATAGTAGTACTTAATACCTTAGGTTAACGGGGGGTGATAAGCCCCCCATTATCCTTTCTTAAAAATATTTAAATATGAGCTTAACTGCTGTACTTACTCCTGATTGTAAATATATAGCTATTGGAGCTACTGAAACTATTGGGTCCAACTTTGGTGCTGAGATAGTTATTACCGATGATTTCGGAGCTGTTGTTACAATAACAACTTCATTCACGTTTTCAGGGGCAGCAGCTTCTCATACTTTATCTATCCCATTAGTTGCAAGTAGTTATGGTGTGTTTAAGGTAGAACTTAAACAAAATAGCATCCTAATAGCTACGACAGCTGTAGTATCACATTGTGATGTAGACTGCTGCTTAGCAACCCTTACAAATAGTCTGCTAGATTGTTCGTGTGAATGCACTACGTGCGCACCGTCTCTAGCTAAGGCTCAAAAGGTCTTCTTACTGATTAAATCAGCTGAAGACGCTGCTCTTTCCTACGATGGATCAAGTAGCACTTATTTAACCGACGCGTATAACAAATATAAAAAAGCAGTTGCACTCTGTAATTTGAGTTGTGGTTGTGGCTGCTAATCTATGTCAGCACACTACACCATAGGATGCACTGACCCTGGAGCAAGTAACTTTAATAGTTCTGCAACTATTGATGATGGCTCATGTGTATATGCTTACGGGGATGAGTGGATAATCAACGATCCTGCTGATAACAGCACATTTGATAATGACCAAGGTGATTGGGGTGTCTATGGTACAGGTACTATAACATGGGGCAGTTCTTATGGTGAAACTGGAGGTGGAATTACATATACCCCACCCAATGGCGATGCAGCTATTCAAGGTGTTAGACTGTCCTCCACTAACTTGACGCCACTAGTAGCTGGAAGGAGCTATTTAGTAAGTGCGAGTATTAAAGGGGCTACGGGTGAAGGTAGTGGTTTTAGATTCAAACTTGGCGGGGCGATTAGTGTAGATTTCAATGTAACAACTAGTTTTGTTACCTATTCAAAGATTATTACGGTAACCGCAAACACTCAGTTAGAAATTACTAACGTAAACACTGGTACTAGTGCTTGGTTTCTTGATAATGTTTCTATTAAAGAAGTCGGTTCATCTTGTATACCTGACTCTATACCTACTACTATTACTAAAGTTAGTAACTGTATGAGAGATGGAGGAACTAGATTTCTATTAAAATTACAGACGGGTATTACCGATACGTGCTCTGATATAAATCTCTGGAAAATGATTTTGGTACAATACTTACTCTCTAAGAAAGGGTTAGCATGTATCTATAACTGTCAGGACTTAGATACCCCTGCAGCATCAAGTTCAAGTGCTTACACTGTGAACCATCTAAATAAATTTATTAACTTTATAGACCAGCAGTGTGATGACTGCGGGTTAAACGCTCCGGCATTAAAACATGGAGCTTCGTCGATTAACACTGTACCTATCGTATCTTCCACACCTACTACAACTGTTGATGGAGATACAATGTCAGTTAACGGCGTAATAATTACATATTAAAATGGCAGAAATAAAAGATTTACCCCCCTTAGCGAAAGGATCCGTAACTAGTGCTCACTCCCTATTGGCAGTAGACACTACGAGCGCCACCAATGTCGCATATAAATTTACATTGGAGGGACTATTTCCCACCGTGTCAACTGTTGGAACAGGCGGACATACTCTCTACAACTCTTCCACGCTGAGTAATAAAAACAATATCCAGTTCAAGGGTCTAAAAAGTAATGACACTAAACTAACTGTTACTACAGTATCAGATAATCTTTTGCTTACTCTGGTAGAAGCACAGATTGATCTAAATGCCTGTAGTAACTCAACTGCCAACTTTTTAAAGACTGTAAATTTAGCAACTAATGTTACGTCAACATTAGGGGTGACCAACGGAGGTACAGGATTATCTACAATAGCGAAGGGTGGGATGCTTTATGCAAGTGGTACAAACACTATAGCTGCTTTAGCAGCACCGACCGACGGACAAGTATTAATTGGTAACACATCTTTAGGAGTACCTCAGTGGGCTGCACTGACTGCCGGATCTAATATTAACTTTACGCCGAGTGGGGGTGGTCTTACAATAGCATCAAACTTAACTGCATTGACAGCTAATTTGGATGCGGCAAATTACAATATTGACCTAGGAACAGGTTGGATTTCAGGAGACGGCACTGATGAAGGCCTTAGGGTAGATCCTTCAGGTAAGGTATTTATAGGGCAATCAGCCCCTTCCGCAACCTTTTCTGAGACTTTAAATATTGCCGGTAATATATCCTTTCCTTCTAATGTTAGTCCCAAGATTAAACCGGTAGCTGCTACGAGCTCTTCTAGTGGGGGGACTGTGTCTATCGAAGGTGGAGGCAGCGTGAGCGGAGTCGCAGGAAATATTGCCTTATCTGGTGGAGATTCAAGTGGGAGCGGAAACGCAGGAAACGTCATGATAAATGCCGGTGCTTCAAGTGGTGCAGGGGCGGATGGAAATATTAACCTTTCAGTAGGAGGTAAGTCTTCAGCACTTGTTGTAACTAATACTGGACATACTCAACTAGGCGGAAATCTAGTTATAAATGACGCTACTGACGGGATTAACTACCCATCTAAAGTTACAGTCATTCAGCTTACTAGTCATGCTACAGCCGTCACTGCAAACAGTACGTCTGGAACTATACAATTAGCAAATGTACCCTTGGCGGCACATACAGCTGTTAAGTTTGATTTTAATAATAGTACTATATCTTCAACCTCTTTGGTTCACTTAAGTTTAGAGCTAAATGCTGCAATCCCAACAGCCGGTTCGTTTTTGTCAGTAGCTTCGGGGAGACCGGCTACTGGCTCTACAAACATACATCTATTTAATCCTGGATCCGCTTCAATAAGTAGTAATATCTGGAAAGTACACTTTACAGTACATAATGTTTGAGTTTAATTAAAATATATATATAATGACAACGGTTAATGCAAAAAAAGGAGAGTTAGTAGAGCTAGTAAATGGCCTATTCTCCGTAAAAGATTTAAAAGGTAAGACGTTTGGTCTTGCTGTAGGTAAAAACATTAAAGTTCTTATGGCGGAATTAAAGCCGCTAGAGGATTTAAGCGCTCCATCTGAGAAGTTTGTTGAGTTAGCTAAAGAGATACACGCTATTGCAAATGCAGATACGGAGGAGTCTCAAGCTAAGATCGATAAACTGGAAGAGGAGAACAAAGAAATAGTTGAGACTAGGAAATCTCAATTAGATGTTTTAAAAGCAGCTATGGAAGAAGACTCTTCTGTAGAGCTTCATACCGTACCCGAAGAAGATCTGCCGGAAGATATTACAGCAGATCAAATTAATAATATTGATAAAATTATAATATAATGGCTATTAGAACAAGGCAAGAACAGTTACTAGACAATTTAAATACCACAGGCAGAGTCACACTCAACAATGGGTTTGGTCAATTAGGATCAATCTTAGTAAAAGGTACAACTGATGTCACTAGTAGTGGTGTAATAGCAGGAGCCGTGTTTGTATCACTTACATTTATAGAAGACACTGTGTTTAGTTCACTCGATGCAGGGTTGATACCTGAAACTGCCGGACTATTCCCAACGTCAGCAGATACAGCTAAAGGAACTGGAATAGATGCTGATGCGGGTGGGAATACAGATAATGTTTCATTCCCAGCAGGATTAACTATTCATGGACGATGGACAGGATTTAAATTAGCTTCTGGTAAAATTATTGCTTATATTAATTACTAATGCTAGGTTTAGGATCAAGTAATTTAGCCCAAGGCGTAGTACAATCTGCTCTAGGTAAATTAATCAGCAAACTTGCTGGGAGATCCACCTATTCGGAAAATAAAGGTGATTCTAAATCTACTATTAAAGACATCTCTAAAGGGGATATTTTAGACAAAGCTGCTATACTGTTAACTCCAACAAGTTATAGTGATGGAAAAATGCGGTCTGTAAAATCTTCGCCATCGATCGTTCACAGTGAAAACTTTAGTACAAATACTACAAATGTCAATTGGGCGGATAGTAGCGCAGGAACAATATCTTACAGTGGTAGATCCAATCCTGAAAAATTTTTAAAACTCGTATATAGTGGCACTTCAGGGGTCGCACTCAAAAGGGAATCAACTCTTGTTGCTGGCCATCAATACAGAATTACGTTTAAAGCAAGAGGCGATAGAGCTACAGCTTTCACTTCAGTAGGGGCTAATAATATTTTAGGGGCTATTAAAAACCCTGTTTTAACAACTACTTTTCAAGACTATGAATTTGATATTACTCCAATTACATCGAGTTCACCTGCTACTTGTAGATTTTACCAGGGTTCAGGATCAGGAACTGAGTACGTAGATATTACAGATATAATAATCCGAGACACATCCTCAGACTTCGCCTTCTCCCGCAACTCCAGTGCTACACGCGTAGGACCAGACGGGTTATTGCAAGATATGCAGGATGTAGTTGGGGAAAGTGAACTTATCACAAACGGAGATTTTAGTGCTACGGTAGAGCAACTCACTCAACCGATAGATTTAACAGTTGACTTTGATGCAAATAGCGGAGGGGTTATTGTTGATGCAAATACGTTTACAACTGCGGGAGGTAGTTTAGATGGACTTTTGAGTAAAGTATCTTCTTGGAATTTAGAAAGTGGAAAATCTTATAAGTTAGTTATTTCGGGTAGCACAACATCTTCAGGTTTTACAATAGGAGATGGAGATGGAAGTGGTAACGAATACGGAAGTGGTTTTGGTACTCATTACTTTGTTTCACTTGGTACTCGTTTATGGATAAGACAAAACACTTCAGGAACTACGGACTTAACTACGTTCACGATTGAAGAACTCGGAGGGGATTGGGTAAGTGTAGATGAATCAAATACATTTGGTGCGAATGGTCTAACTATGACTTCAACATTAGGTGCTGATGTAAAAGTCAAAACATCAGAAGCGGTTGCAGAATCGGGAAAGTCTTACAAAGTAACCTACACAATTCATTCAGTCGGTTTAACTGGCACAAATGCTATTCAATACTATACTGGTTCAGGCGTTGCTGGTTATATTGATTTACCCGAACAAGGTGTAGGAACTCATACATTTTACTACACAGCAGCTACAGTAGTAGCGAATGATAAATGGTTTTTTAGATTATTCCTTAGAGGAGGTTCAACAAGTACAACCGACTTTGTAACTATAAGCAGTATCTCAGTCCAAGATATAACCTTAGCTGACGACCTAGACATACCAAGAATAAGTTACGATAAAGACGGTTTGAACGGACATATATTACTTGAGCCTGCTAGGACTAATTTACTTCCTTATAGTGAGGATTTTAGTGCCTCAGCTTGGTCTGAAATTAATTCAACTATAAGTTCTAATACTACGACATCTCCAAATGGAGGGACAAATGCAAGTACAATAGTTTCAACAAGTGGTACAAGTGAACAATATTTAGATGTTGGAAGTTTATCAGTTACAAGTGGAGAAGATTATACTATGTCTTGTTTTGTAAAGAAGGGGGACTATGATTTTTTCTTAATAAGGTTTACAGGTGTAGGTAGTGCTTTTTCGGCAGGAAATGTTTTCTTTAACATTAATAGTGGTGCTTTAGGTACTATTGATAGTGGATATTCAGGAACTATAACTGATTTTGGCAATGGTTGGTATAAATGTACAGCAACAACAACAGCAAATGCTACAACAGGAAGTGCTAAAATTAGACTGCAATTAGCAAGTGCAGACAATACTGAAGCAATTACAGGAGATGGGAGTAGTAGTACTTTTGTTTGGGGTGCTCAGTTTGAAGAAGGCGCGTACCCAACCTCATACATTCCAACCCATACAGGATCTTCTGTAACACGGAGTGAGGAGACTATGACAGGATCTGGGAATACATCTCTTATAGATAGCAAAAGAGGAACTTTCTATACAGAAATAGCTTATGCAAAAGGTGTTGATCATCAAGTTTCTATGGCGTTAAGTGACAACAGTACTAACAATAGATTTTTACTTTATCAGTCAGGTGGCGCTGGTAATATTATTCTTCAAGTTAAAAAAGGTGGGGCTGTTGTGGCCACTACTAGCACCTCCGCAGGCGAACACGATGGCGATCCGTATCCACTTATTTACGATTATAACAAAGTAGCTTTTAAGTGGGGGCCTAATGTAATAGAACTTTATATAAACGGAGTGCTTGAGACTTATTTCTCAACAGGATCTAGTACTTACAATATAGATTTTGACGCAGATCTTCTCAAGTGGATTACTTTTACTGCTGGGACTGGAACTGGAAATCCCTTCGTGGGGAAAGTAAAGTGCTTAGCATATTTCAATGAGGCTTTAACAGACGCTGAAATGGAAGCTTTAACAGGTGATAGTTACAACAGCTTTAGTGAGCTTGTAGCTGCTAACGGATATACAATACAATAATGAGCGACGCAACAGTAAAATTAGGTAACGGAAACTGGGCTACTAAAGAGAACAATCTTTTAGCTTATAAGCAAGTTGGGGGTAAATACCTTAATACGGAGTTTACCGTTGCTAGAGGTACTGACGCTACGTATGTAGGGAGAGATGGTTTAATTAAGCAGATGTCAGACCCCTCACCTGAGTTAATTCAGAATGGAGACTTTAGTGAGTTGGGTATAGAGAGAATTCCTTCAAATGCTGTTGATTTTGCTGATGAAGCTGGGTGGTGGGGCGGTGTGTCTTTTAGTGAAAATAGGTTAATAATTAACGGGTCGGTTACACATACAGTTACTGCAGCTGTGTCAACGTGGTATAAAGTAACAGTAGACGTTTATAACTTAAATGGCTCGACATTGACGGTGACGCTCAAAGACGGCCCGTCATCTTCCATTTCAAGCACTGGAGTTAACGTTATATACATTAAAACGGCGAATTATCCTTCATTTGCTGGGCTATATCTCAGTGGGACAAATGTAGTTCTAAACAGTATCTCAATAAAAGAAGTTGATCCGAATAACAGATGGACAACCACAGGTAGTGTACTCTCCTCTATAGATCTGACTAGCGAGGGTAAATTTAGAATGAACGTTATCGCTAATAACGGAGGTAGTGGTTATGCCTACGTGCTACAAAGCGAGTCAAATATGAATTCTATGTATGTAGACAGCAAATTATATAGAGCTGAGTTTACTGTAAAGGGGACTTCTGGAAAGCAAGTTCGATTTCAAGATAACTCCGCCAATACCGGGGGTTTGGTCTCTCTAGTTTCGAAATTAACAATGAACGGTGAATTACAAACAGTGGTACATTATTTCACGTCCAATAGCAGTAGTATACATCTCCTAGTTGCACGAGAGACGTCGACTTCAAACTACACAGTAGAGATTCACAATATTTCTTTAAAGAAAATTGCAGACGCAGTTGGTGATATACCTCGTATAGACTTCTTAAACAATCCTCAGGGGCATTTACTTTTAGAACCACAGAGGACTAATTTGGTTGAATATAGTGAGGATTTTACTCAATGGGGTGTGGGGGAATCAGTTGTAGTGGCAAATCAATTAACATCTCCAAGTGGAGAAATAACAGCAGATAAATTAAATGCTTTAAATGCTGCAAATCAGCAATATATTAGCGTATCACCGACAGTTTCTTCAGGAAGTGTATATACATTATCTTGTTTTGCAAAAAAAGGAGAAATAGATTATATTGCTTTAGTAGGATTAAACCCTTTTACTATAAGTTATTTTGATTTAAATAATGGCACTAATTTATCTAATACAGGAACTATTTCAAGTAGTATTGAAGATTTTGGTAATGGGTGGTATAGATGTACATCAACATTTGATGCAGACACTACAAGTAAGTATAGTGGAATATATTTAAGTTATAATGGAACTACAATTTCTAATGGAACTAATATTTCAAATGGAGAAGGAGTTTACGTTTGGGGCGCACAATTAGAAGAAGGTTCTTACCCAACATCATATATCCCAACAACCGGGGTTGCGGTAACGCGAGGTGGAGAGGCTTGTACTGGAGCAGGTGCAGCTAAAGATTTTAACAGCGTGGAGGGTGTATTATATTCGGAACTCGCAGGTTTGACTGATGCATTTAGTTCTAATGAGTATATAACTATCTCAGATGGAACTAACGATAACCGCGTAGGTTTATACCATAGCACTGCGTCAGGCCTTATAAAAGGCCAAGTGGTGAATACCACTAGTCAGCTTGCAATCGCGCAGGAGAATCTTGATGTGAGTATTTTCTATAAGACTGCTATTCATTATAAACTTAACGACTTTAAGCTTTTTGTTAACGGTTCACAAGCGGGTTCTACAGACACAAGTGTTGCGGCATTTGCCGTTGACGAGCTTAACACATTAAACTTTGATTTAGGAAACGGATCTTCTACTAGGTTCTATGGCAAAATAAAATCATTGCAAGTATTCAACAGAGCATTAGTAGACGACGAGCTTGAGTATCTAACAACCAATGGAGATTTACCTGAGTGGAGCTCTTTCGAAGGAATGGCAGTAGCCTATAATTACACAGTTAAATAACATGTCAGCAAGTTTAAAATTAGGTACAGACGGACATTGGGCAGTGAAGGCGGATTCTTTGCTTGCTTACAGCGACGCGGGCGGTAAGAATAAACCTTTGCCATTTGATTTTACACGGGCATCAAGTGCTACGGTTGTAGATGAAGATGGTTTAGTAAATTATGCTGAGATTTATAACGTACCTCGTATAGACTACACAGGGGGAGCGGGCCCACATATATTATTAGAGCCACAGAGGACTAACTTATTTGAATATAGCGAAAGTTTTAATGAAAGTGAATGGTCGAGAAGTAATGTAACAGTTGTTGATAATAGTTCTCAATCTCCTGACGGAACAAACAACGCTTCTCTTTTATATCCAAGTAGTAGTGGTGATTACAGATACATACACAATTCTACGACAAATTCTACTTCTATATATACTATTAGTGCATTTGTTAAAGCAAGTGGTAAAAATGTAGTATGGGTTTATATTAACTCTAGTAGTCAAATTGGTTTTATTTATTACGATTTAAGTGATGGGACTACACAAGTAGTACCGGGAAGTGCAGGAACTCCAACAGCCACAATCGTATCTTATGGTAATGATTGGTATAAAATAAGTTATACATCAGGAAATGCTTTTGTCTTAGGTAGTGGAAGTGGTATAGGTGTGTGTGATGCAAAGGGAGACCCTGCTGTTACTGCTAATGGTACTGATGGAGTTTTAGTTTGGGGATTACAATTAGAAGCAGGTTCTGACGCTACATCATACATACCTACAAGTGGTACTGCAGTTACGAGGGTTGTGGAGACTTGTTCACAGACAGGTATTAGTAATTCTATTAATAGTACTGAGGGGGTTTTGTTTGTTGAGATGGCTGCTTTAAGTAATGATTCAACATACAGAAGTATAACAATAAGTGATGGGACAAGCGACAATAGAATAATTATAAGGTATAGTAATGCTTCAAATATACTTCAGGCTTTATGTTATATTTCTACAGGATTATCGGGACTTTGTCAATATACACTTACTGATGAAACTTCATTTTCTAAAATTGCATTTAAGTATAAATTAAATGATTTTGCATTATGGATAGATGGAACTGAAGTATCAACAGATTCAAGTGGTGCAGTACCTGTAAGTTTAAATACTTTAGAGTTTTCTAGTACTAGTGCTCAATATTTATTCGCAAAAGTAAAACAACTACAAGTATTTAAAACAGCATTAACAGACGCAGAGCTAACTGCGCTAACAACATTATAACATGAAAAAAATAGGTAAATATGAGTTTGCAAGCAAAGCTCAAGCAGACACCGCTATAACAGCTTTAGGTGTAGGCACAGATGAAGAAGGTAACAGCTACCCTACACACGGGCACACTATTGCTAGATTAGGCAATATAGTAACTACTCCAGGTGTATACGACGAAGAAGGAGAAGAAACTACTGCTCCAGTACTATCTAGCGGATACCACGTAGACGTTCTATGGAAAGGACTTGTAGGTGCAGACATCGTTGTAGATGGAGAAGTTACTGGTCAAGAAGCCGTTACACACCCTGAAGGTTGGGGAGATGCTGCGGTTGATGTGACAGGAGATGGTGTACACGGATTTATGGGTTTAGATTACGGATACTATAAAATTTAATCATTACTATGAAAAAATTATTACTTATTCTACTGTGTTCTTTCTTTACACTATCATGTGTAGGGCAAGAGGTTGTTAAGGATTTTTTTAAGTATAGTACATTTTATGCTTCTTTCAATCAGTCTAACTCTATGGTTCAAGAGGATGTGTATGCTGTCAGAGATGGGTTACTTACTGTAATCCCTATGGAGTATGAGCCTAACTACACCTTTTCTGTTGGGTTAAGGAAGTTAGCACGTTTTAAGTACGAGATTAAAGCAACCAATTTCTATGACGGATCAGAAGTATCCATGTCAGAAGAAGCAAATGTAGGTGCTGTAAGCGGTTTTGAGTACGTGTTTGAACGCTCTGAGGTAAGACTTACTGGTAGAGGAGCAATGGACCAGAGATATTTCCTTAGACACCTCTCTAAATGGTTTGTAGCAGAACTTGATTTCTTAGAGAATGGTAGAGCTGATGTAAAGTATTTAGAAGCTGCTCTTAAACTACGTGTTAAAGTAGGTAAGAAATTAAACTTTACTGCAGGGGTAGCAGGTCGTAGACACCCAGCTTATACTGTAGCCCCTATTGAGGATTGGATAGAAGAAAACCTTGGTGCTTGGTGGTTATTAGCATATGACTATGACTACACAGATAACTGGGTATACATAGATTCTAATAGTGATGGGGAATTTACTTCGGGGGAATGGAGTGATTGGGAGTGGTATGGACCTGAAGGTAATTTAGTTGCTGAAACAGACTCTGAGTTCAGACGCTACCAATATGGAAGAATCGTAAATGAGTATAATAGAGACGTAAGAAGCCTACTCCCAAATCAATATCAGCTATCAGCTGCGATTGGGCTTGACTTCTACCATTACTCTAAAGACTTTTGGATCCATACTTGGGCAAACGTAATGCCCTTACACAAAGAGTTTGGGGAGTATGAGTATTCTTATGCAAGAGTAGTAGGAGATTCATGGATAGATTATAATGCAGGAGTTGTCTTCGGGGCTAACATAGGTAAACACCTAGGAGTCTTTGCTGAAGGTAAATTTAGTGAGTACTGGGGGAGATCCTTTGGGAGTGTAACAATGGGTGTTAATTACGTAATAAAATAATGAGTATGAAATTAGATGAAAATACAGGGTTTACAGTAAATATAAAAACCTTGATAGCGGTAGGGGTAGGAATGGCAACCATAATTTCAATGTGGTTTATTCTGCAGGCTGATATAGCGCGAGCTATGGAATTACCACTTCCTCTTGACCCAGAAATAACACGTATGGAGTTTGACATGAAAGATAAGCTGGTGCGTCAAACTATTATGACTACTCAAGACGATGTAAAAGAAATTAAAGATGATCTTAAATCTATAGAACAAAAAATAGATGCCTTAAAATAAAAACTTATGAAAGCCTTTCTTACCATATGCCTCCTTAGCTTACTGTCAACAGCAGTATATGTAACCGCCCCCGCAGTTGAAGAAATACCAGACTCGGGCATTTGTGTGGTAGAGTTTAATGCTAGTTTTAACGCTTCTAATAGCGTTAGTTGGATAGATAATCTTAGTGATTGCGAAGGCAAGAGAGTAGACATAGCTGCTAACCCTGAGTTACAAAAAGAACACAAGATAGTTGTTGTCCCAACTATTATACTTTTTTGGGACGGAAAAGAAGTTCAGCGGTTCCAAGCTAACATTATGATGGAGCTTGAGACAACTGAAGAAGAAGTGCAAGACGCGATCGATGATATTTTAATGGACTCATTTTAAGAAAATATGGAAGATAAAAAGAAATTTAAAGATACTAAACTAGGACAGTTCTTGGAAAAGACTGCTCCAAGTATCTTAGACATTGCAGGGGATTTACTTCCTGACGCAGGTGTCTTGGGGGTAGTTAAAAACCTTATTGAAAAAGATGAATCTATATCTCCAGCAGATAAGGAGATAGCTCTAAATCAAGCGAAGGCAATGTATGAGCTAGAAGTAGCTGATAGGTCTTCTGCTAGATCTAGAGAAGTAGAAATTAAAAAAGCAGGAGGGCAAGATTGGATGATGGCTCTAACAGGTATTATAGGATTAGGCTCTTTCGTATTTTTAATATATGCAGTAGTATATGTAGATGGTATTACTGACAATGATCTTTTTATACACCTTTTAGGTATGGTTGAAGGTGTTGTTATTGGTAACATTTTTGCATACTACTACGGAACTAGCTCACAAGATAGAAAATAGAAGATAATGACATTTGATGAAGTTGCATACAATCTCTTAAACTTACTCCGAGGAGGAAGGTCTAATCATGATGAGCATATTTCTCTAGAGCAGATAAAGTTTAATATCCTGCATTATAGAGCTATGTTTATAAGAAGAGACTATGCCCGTAACGGATTAACCACAAGACATGTGGAACAAGATTTAGGGTGTATCCAGCTTGAGGCTGTTGATGCATCTAAGTGCTGTGATCTGCCAATTAGTTGCGCAGTTTACAGAACAGTTAAAGCAGTACCTAAAACTATTAGGTATAACTTTGAGGAAGCTATTACCTATGTTGGAGACGTAACTGGATTCAGTACTATTCCATTAGTTAATTCGAATGCTATTAAGTGGCTTCCTTACGATAAATACACAAAAAATAAGAGAAAAGCTTATATGATAGATAAATATTTGTATATTTACAATGCAGAAGGTCTAGAGTATATAAATATCCGTGGGGTTTTTGAAGATCCTAGGGATATAGCTGTTTTTGGGGATTGTTCCGGTGGTGCTTGTTATGATGACAGTGCGACCGATTTTCCTATTCCTATGGACATGCTGCAATTAATAAATCAAGGACTTCTAAATGGGGAACTGTCTTTGATTTCTAGAACGTTTTCTGATACTATGAATGATAGGTCTCAAGATCCTAAATCGAGTAGGGGAATTCCTGGGACTCAACCCCAACAACAAGAACAACAATAAAATAAATTAGATATGGGAAAGATAAATGATAACTCCGCTAGGCCTCCAAAAGGAGCGTCTAAACCAAAAGATCCTTATGCGGAAGCTAAAAAGAGAGATCCTAAATTAGATTCGTATATTAAAATACGTAATAACTCCGATAAAAACAGTACTCAATGGAAGGAAGCTCAAAATTCAATTAACGCTGCGTACCAAAAAGGACCACAAAGAGATACCACACCATCAGAGGATGCAACTAAAGGGCGAGCAGCGGAGGAAGCGTATGCTAAGAAGCAGGCTGAGAAACGCCAATACGAACTACACAAAAGTCATAATAAACCTCCAGAACTGGTAGCAGCAAAGAAGCCTACAACTATTTCTAGTGCTGCTCCTGCAAAGACATTAGCAGTAGCTAAACCTACTGCTGCTCCTACTGCTGCTCTTACTGGTAAGGCAAAGAGAGTTCTTCGTAGGAAGACAAATAGAGCTGCACGGAAAGTTAATCGTACCTCGAACTCCAATTCTGGTGCAGTAGCTAACGCATCTAAAAAAGCAAAAGAAAACGCTATAATGGCTGATATAGAATCTGATGTAAAAAACAGATTCGGACATGGAGGTAAGAAGTCTAAGAGAAAAATGGAAGGTGGATTTTTAGAGCCCCCAATGGATATTTTATTTGAATGATCTACAACCTCAGTGACATATATAAACAGTATGTTGAAGAGGGCGGGGATATAGATAGGACGGTGTTTTTTGATATATGCCACACTTTTAACGTAGAAATATTTGAATATATTCTTGAAGGTAAACCTTTTAATATGGGGAATAATCTCTCAAGCCTTTCTATTATTAGGAGGGAAAGAGATCCTAGATCCCCTAGAATTGATTGGGGAGAGAGTAATAAGTATAAAGAAGAGCTCATTAAAAATGGAGATCCTCTTTATAACTCTGATACTAAGCTGGGCACTAAGTGGCATATTTATTTTACCGATGAGTTCTATTGTAAATACTACTGGAATAAAGGAAAATGTAAAATTCCGAATAAGTCAGTTTATAGATTCGACGCCACTAGGGGGTCAAAAGGCAACAAAGAGAAGCTAATCTACCTTTTAAAAAATAATGATTTGGCTTATTTAAACTTTAAGAAGCACTAAGAAAAGATGGCAAGTAAGAAATCTCAACGAGCGGGAGTTGGAGCAAAACAGTTTGTTAAAAACATGGTTAGAGGAGCTCCTCCTAGAATGTGGAATAGACTAGGAGGGCCTGGTGTTGCACCGCCTGTGCCGCCGCCAGTTAGTGAGAACCCTCCAGTAGAGCCGCCTATGAATTATGACGTTAAGACCGTCTCTTCTCCAGGCACCAACCCTAACAATGCAGCGGAGACACCAAACTTCCTCAGGCGTCAAGAAGCGGGGTTTGCCCATATATGGGATGGAAAACAAGTAGATAAACCTCTAATATATGATCCTACTATGCCTAATACAAAGGGTCGAAGAGGTGATCATAGTCGATCTAAAATTGATACTGCTATAGCTAGAGACAGCACAACTATTGCAAATAGATCAGGGATTGCAAATATGATAGATTGGAACAATACACAAGGCAGGCTTCAAACTAATAGAGAATACCGTGATACTGATTCTGGCACTGACCCTTATGATAGGGCTAGAGAAATTAATGTTCACCAGGTTTCTGGGGCAGATGAAAAGCAATTAGGTGGAAGTAAGTGGGATACGTGGAATGAGCAAAGAAAGAGGAACAAAAACACAAGACAAAGAAACAGAGACACAAGACAACGACGTAGGAAACAAAAAAGAAACAAAGGTAAATATTGCAAACAGGAAGCTGGATTCTTAGATCCTGAAATTGAATCACTAGATTAAATAGAAAATGGCAATTTATAAAACTATATCAAGCCAAGTTATTATTAGGAAGATCTTTCGAGATCTGCGCCCTGATACTGATAATTGGATAGATGATGCGATAGAATGGATAGGTGAAGCACTCGAGCATATCGGGGCCTCACCTCAACTCGTTCAACGTCAATGTCTCCTCACTGTGGTGGACCATAAAGTACTTTTGCCTAATGATCTCTACTATATCAATCAAGTAGCAATTAATACCGTAGTATCACCTACAGCGTCAACTGAGTTAGATACTCTAATATTAAAAGTGGATTCTTTGAAGAAGGCTATCTTAGATGCCACTGAGGCAGGTGAGGATTACGCAGACACAGTCAATGTACTTAATGAAATCAATTCTAGAATTGTAGTTTTAGAAAATGTCTTTTTTAAAGATAGCGCTTCTCTTCAGCCATTGCAATATGGTGCTAGCACATTCCATGCAAGCATGCATTGTACAGGCTGTGTTAATGAGACAGTATCCTACGATGATACCTATATAATCGATAATGATTATATTAAAACCTCATTTCCTTCAGGGAAGATATGCCTTAGCTATAAGGCCATACCTACTGATGAAGACTGCTTCCCATTAGTTCCAGATGACATTAGCTTTAAGGAGGCTATGTTCTGGTACATATATAAAAAACTATTACTTATGAATCCTACGTTCAAAGCAAACGGAATTGGATACGAACTAGCAGAAACTCAATGGAAGTACTACTGTACTCAAGCTAGAAATGCAGCTAACTTCCCTGATATTGATAGGTATGAATCATTCATGAATCAGTGGGTTAGATTAATACCTCACCTTAACAGACATAGTCAATCATTTGAAGAATTAAACACACGAGAAGATTTATATAGAGGATAATGGCAGAAAAGCACTTTATAAAGGGGTTATTTAAAGATACCGCTCCTATAGACCAAATTGAAGGGTCTTGGAGATACGCTCGTAATGCTGTGGTAGCAGCTGTTGATGGTGCCATATCTAATGAGGGGGGTACGAGTCTTACTGGGTATCTAGGAGATTCGTCAATATTTGGCACACAAGAGTATAAAGCTATCGGAGCTATCGAAGTTGATAACGATCGTACGGTTATCTTTGTAACAGATATTGTAAATACCCTAGATATAACTGGTATAGTTCCTAGTAGTGAAATTGGTATATGGGAAAATAATGTATACACTGTTTTGTACAGACCGGATGTCTCTGCTACTGTGCTTCCTCATGATCTAAAGTTAAGAGAAACACACCCCATACAAGGTACCTTTAAGATTGATTCTAAAGGAGATTTAATAGTTTACTTTACAGACGATTTAAACACTCCTAGGGCATTTAATGTAGCTAGGCAACAAAGAAGTATTGCAGAAGGGAATCCTATCTCTTGGTTATATGCAATCGATCCTCAAGAGACGCACGCGAATCATATAGACTTATTGAATTTGTTCCCGAGTTCAGGTCCGGTTCCTAGAGTATCCTTAGAGTATATTATTAATCTTTCGGATACTCCTGATAATCAATCTTCTAATCAATCATCAATTATAGAAGGAGGAGGTCTTAGGACTGGTGTTTATTACTTAGCCCTAGCTTATGTGGATGCAGACTTTGTAGCTACTAATTACTTGACTGTAGCCAACCCAGTTTCAATTGTACCAGAATTTGACCATACTCGCCCTACAACAAGGAAGAGTGGATTCAAGGATGGTGGGCAGACCTCTAAGGCTATTAAATGGACAGTGTCTAATCTAAATACGGATTACCAATTTATCCGCCCAGTTATTATACGTACGATGGGAGGAGTTAAAGAGGCTTTTCAGTTAAACGATGTGGACTTGAGTGTAGCTATTAAAGCGGGAATTGTATACAGCGGAACTGAGGGATCGGCTACTTCTTCTGTGGAAGAGGTTATAATAGATACTACATCATATGAGACTGCCAAAACTATTAGACAACTAGATGGTATTTTATACCTTGGAAATCTTACAGGCAGTAAGGATGTAGGGTATCAGAAATACGCCAATAATATTTCACTCGACGCTGTAGTGCACCCAATACCAGATTTTGATACTATATATGCTACTGTAGATAATTTTGAAACAGGCTTCGGTACCAAAGTTGTTGATATGGGGAACAAGGTTGACGAGACTAGGTCGTATAGGTGGGCTCCTAATATTTTTAAATATAAAGGTTACACAAGAGATGAGGTGTATGCATTTTATATTGCATTTGTAATGAATGATGGTAGCATGTCATATGCGTACCATATTCCTGGTAGAAAGGCTCTTAGCCAAGAACTATCTGTGCTTCCTTTTGAAGGTGAGTCAAATGAAATAGCAAGAGATTTAAGAGATCTAAGTAAGCAGTATAGTAGAAATTTTCATTTTTATGATTATTCAGATACTGTAGGTAGCACTTTGGGAATGCAGTACTGGGAGAATGCCACTGAGTTCTACCCTCAAACAGATAACTTTGAGGTGTGGAACGAATATGGTATTTTAGACAGTTTAAAAGGATCAAATGTTAGACACCACCATTTCCCGTCTAATTCTAATGAGAAGTATAAAACCATTCTAAGTCATAATTCTGAACACTTTGACTCTGATGGAACTTCTTCGGTAGGTGGGGGTATAGATCCAACTTGGTTTACTAATGTGCGTGAGAGTTGCGACGAAGATACGTTCACAGAGGATGATGATACTTGGGCAAACTTTCAGAATCTTGATTATGAGTATGCTGGAGATGGTGAAGCGGCAAGCGCCTATTTTGGAAATGGTGTATTTACAGCCCTTACGGATATACAAGTCAGTGTTAAAGCTTTACTATGGTTCACTAAGAAGAATGGTAATACCACAAATCAGCCTGTAGAGGCCAGAATACTGAGGATGATAGGAGGTGTGCAAGAGGACTTGCTTACAACTGGTGAAATTCCTACAAACGGGTTCACAAATGACTATGGCGGGTGTTGGAATCAGAATGATGTAGCTCCACTTTTCTTAGGGGAAGTTGCCGATGGGTCAGCAACCCAGTCTGGCTGGGGGGAAGGTGGTACGACCGACTCTTTCAGCTCACCCAGTGAGGCTTATTGGTTGAATGATTCTGCGGGGCAACTAGGAGGAGCGACCCCATATATTAACTTGAGTGCTGGAGATACTATACAGATACAATGTAGATATACAGGTCTGAAGGGAGATGATATAAGAATGATAGGTACCCATAACCAAGAGGACTGCGATTCTGATTTTAACATATCGGGGTGTAATAATGTTGAAGATGTTGAAGCTATGCCAAAAATGTCATACGTATCATTTTTTATAAGGCCCCAAGAGGATGCGCTTTTAGATACTGGATTATACAGTGATGTTAAAGTATCTCATGAGGTTCAAAGACTAGGGTTTAATTTAGCTGACATTAAAATTCCTAGAGCTATAGCTGATACAGTACAAGGATTTAGAATCTTTTACGCCAAACGAGAACATGTTAATCGTAGAATTTTAGGGCAATCTTTATTAATGCCTATGCAACAACATAGAGCTGTAATAGGTATTTGCCAAGAAGCACAGGATGCAACAACACCGGGCCTTCAGACCTCTGCAGCCACTATGCAGGTATTACAATCTTTAACTTCAGACCCTGAAGAATTTTATAATGTTGATCCATGGCCACTTGCTAGTGATGAGTACCCCGAGTATGAGACCATATTTAATGACCAAGTAGGTGCCTACGAGCACGACAGTCGTGGGTATAAGAACTTTTCGTTTCATGATTTTACAATGCTTAAACATAAAGGAAGCATTGCGGGAGCCACTCATATTAAGCCTGAATATGTAGTAGTACCATATGTTTGGAATGGGCCAGGTATTACACAAAACCGTCGAATGAATACCGTCATAGCAAATGTGGAGGCGGATGACGGAGAGCCATTAATAGTTAAAGAGCTATGGGGGTACGACGCGTCAACGTGTTACCCTAAAGAAATGTACTCTGTAATCACGATGGGGGTAAATTATTTAAACTCAAGGTTTGATCAAGAGGGCACAGGTTCTAATTCTATTTTTACCTACTCGTATCCTAGAATACTTTCTCAAAAATCTAAAACATATCTTCTTGGAGATACTATTTTTAGAGGGCAATCTTTAGGTTTTGGGGGTAAGTTGTTTAATGAGTTCGGAGTTAGTTGTGCTGCTTTTGGGTTACGAGATAAACATGAATTGCCTCCATTATCCGTAAATCCAGCTAGTCCAAGTGGCGAACCTAGTTATAGATTTGGGGTATACTACCCTCTTGCTAGTCCTATGTTAGTAAATGAGAATGTAGATTTAGCGTATGATGCTTCAGATGCTACAGAGCCTTGGCATAGAATGCAGATGTATTTAATTAATCTACATGCATTTAAAACAGATGTATACAAATCCTTGGATAGTCAAACTTTAGTTTGGACGGGATTCGAAGTTCTAGGGGACGAGCTAGAGAATTTTATTTTTGAAGCGGATGGATCTCCAAATACTTTTACAAACAAGTACGGAGTTTTTGATGCAAATTATAGTATTGCTACTTTACAAGCCATTAATGAGACTCCACTTTATGATACAGGTATCTTTGGTGGGGATACTTTTATAGCTAGGTACGCTTTTGCCTCAGCTCTTAAACCTAGCACTCCTGCTTTATCTAGTACGCCTAAAAAAGCCGTACATTCAGTTATTGTAGAGAGTACAGATAATATAGCATTCAGACATATGGAGAGTGATAAAAGTTTATACTTTCCTGGCACACCTGTAAGAGATATTCTTAGACAGGTGGGCAGTGAAGATGGTGATTATAGCCATTTCGATAATTTAACTTATAATACAGATTACTCTTCAGTTAACGATATTAGACCGGCATTTCCTTTGCCTCTTAAAACTGTGGATCAAGATGACTTTTCTACAAGGACGCATAGAAGCACCAAGGATGATACTACAAGTCTTATTGATAATTTTAGGATCTTCCTAGCTAATCAATATAAAGATCTTCCAAAGAATCGTGGAGAGCTTTGGTCTCTAGCCAGTTTTAACAATCTACTTTACTTCCATATGGAGGACAGTCTATTTGCCACAAAAGGTAAGCAGTCTATGGGGCTCAGTGATGGAACTCAAGCCTTTATAGGAGGAGGAGATATATTCGAGCAAGAGCCAGATGAAGTTATACAGACTGAGGGAGGCTTTGGTGGCACACAATCTCAATGGGCGGTTCTTACTACCAGATATGGGTACTTTTTTGTAGATGTAAACGCTAGAAAAGTATTCTTAATGGGAGAGTCGATGAGTGAGATCAGCGGCTTGGGAATGAGACAGTGGTTTAACGAGAATTTAAAATTCAACTTAGAGGATTACGGATACTCAGGATATGGTATCGACAATCCTATACAAGGTATGGGAATGCACTCTACATGGGATCCAAGGTATAAGAGAATACTCTTAACTAAAAGAGACCTTGTGCCAACTGCTTTTTTTATAGGGGAGTTTGAAAGGGGAGTTATAAGGTTTGACTCTGGCTTATCTATTTATGAGGTTCTTATTGATGATGTCTGGGTACCGCTTCCTCTAAGCTGTGAAGACCATAAATACTTTACTTGTGATGGTTGGACTATTTCGTACTATCCTGCACTAGGTGTTTGGGGTGGATTTCATGACTACCAGCCATACCTATATTTTAATACATCTACAGACTTCTACTCTTTTACAGACCAGTATGAGAGAAGCGAGACACTGGGCGCATTGGGCTTAGGAACTGTATTTGGTAATGTTGGTATATGGCAGCATAATGTAGGGAATAAAGGTGTTTTCTATCAAGAGGTTGTGGCAGAGGAAACTCCGTTTCCTTTCGAATTTGAAGTCATCCATAATGAACATAAATCAGATACTGCTGTCCTTGCTTCATTAAACTATACTCTAGAAACTTTTACTCCTTTAGGGGTTAATATTCTAGATCACGGCTTTACAAGCTTTTTCCTATATAATACGTTCCAGAACTCTGGGGAATCTATGTTAGATTATCTTATAAATATACGACGTATCGGGAATAACTGGAAGGTCAACAACTTTAGAGACTTAGCAGCTATAGCTGTTAATACCTCTCCCTACTATATGTCCACTGCTGAGAACGTTGCTGGGGGTATTAATATGGGAACTGTAACAACTTCATCTATAGCAGCTATGTTTACTGTATCAGGGATGTCGGAAGTTATAAACGCAGCTTACTTAGATTTAAACAAAAACTGGAATCAAAAGAAGAAATTTATAGATAAATGGGTAGGAATTCGTCTAATTTATAGTAATGTAACGAATAATTCCTTAAATTTATACTCTACAAATGTCTCTATCCGAAAAATGTACCGATAATGGCCAAAAGAGCACTTAATAAAAGACAAACACGCAGATACCAATTCGCAGGCAGCAAGATGTATTCTGATAATACTATCCAGGCGGCAGGGCAAGGATCTGGAAACACTACTGCTAATATAGTATATGCGGAAAACGATCCTAATACACTCAAAGCTAAGCAGGAGGCTTTAGCTTTAGGTAAGAAAAAGGCTGTGACAGACTCTGCGGCGTTGGCAGAAGAAGCGGTAAGGACTAGGGAGGAAAATAAAAATCTCATTTCAGAGGGACTCGAGGAAGATCGGCAGGGGAGAAACTCTGCGTTTACTACTGCAGGTAAATCCTTAGAGTACTCTCAATCGGAGAAATTCAAAAATGGGGTGTCTGGCGTACTAGCTAATCACCAAGCTAAACAACTGGCTAAGCAAGCTGCTACGGACGGTTTAAGGAGGGGCTCTGGAGAGATTGCAAAGCGTCTTACAGGAGATGTAACAAGAGATGCCTTACTTTCAAAGACATCGTCTACTTTTGCGAAGGAGGGGATGGGGTCAGCATTGGATGTTATGGCTAATTATGGTGCGAAGCAGGTAGCAACCGAAGGGGCAAAAACTGCAGGGGCAGAGGCAGCAAAAAAGGTGGGAACAGAAGCAGCGACATCAGCCGTCTCTAGTGCTGGATCATATTCGACGCCGTATGCTACAATAGCTAATGTGGCAGGTACTGGTATTAAAGTGCTAGGGGCGGATGATAATGATAGAACTGTAAATGCTGCTGAGATTGGAGGTAACATGATGTCTAGGGCAGGGGAATTTGCGGGGTACGGTTCCGTATTTGGTCCTGTAGGGAGTGTTGTTGGTGGTGTTGTCGGTGGTGGACTGGGGGTAGCGGAGACTCTTCATGACAGAAATAAAGCTAGACTACAGTGGGATTCTAATAAGAGACGTGAAGACAGTCAAATTGAAGGAGATAATAGTCAGTTAGTCAGAGATATGTACGCCAATTCTACAGAAGCTAAAATAGCAGAGCTCCAATCTAAGACTACTTCTGGGTATGATCTTGGTACAAATACTACAGCCAAAGATGGAGGACAACGAGCTCTTCCTCCTTTTGTAAATACTGGATACGGAATGGAACCTTGTGTAGATTGTGAAAAAGCTAAGCCTAGTCCTCAAATGCAGAAAGGAGGATATATGGGAGTACCGCAAGCTCAACCTGTTGGAGATGAAGGAAACTATATGGCGCGAATGCAGCAGTACGAAACTGGAGGAAAACGATTACCTGGTGGAGTAGCTAAGTCATTGCCTGGTGGAGAGCATGCAGAAATTTATCTAGGTAATGAACACGATGAATCTGGACAGGGCTCTCAAAGTGGAATTTTACTAGATGTGGATAAAGATACTAGATTAGAGAGAGGAGGTTCTAATGATGTTGGAACCGAAGTTGAAGATCAAGAAACTAAAGATAGGATTGCTGGTAGAGATTATTTCTTCTCATCAGACGGTAAAGCTAAAAATGGAAGTACCTTTGCTGAGAACCACCAATCTATACTTAACAGTAATTCATCTCCTGGGGAAAAAGAAAACCAAAAGCACATGTTAGCCCAGCTACAAGAGCAACATTATGGTAGAAAGCCGTTGGCTAATAAACCTGTGAATCTAGCTAAAAATGGTGGGCTAAGATACCAATGGGGCGGTGTAGGAGGTGGAGGTGGAGGTGGGAATACTACACCATTTATGTCTAAGTCTAAGAAAGAGCCGTCTGGTACTTATTATAAAGATCCTAACTCTGACGCAGTTTATTATCTAGGGGGCGATGGTAAGAGACGTAGATTTAAGAGTGAAGAGGAATATATGGCCCATAGAAAATCTAATAACCTTCCTGCAGACTACTCAGATGTAGCCGGCACACAGGAGGCTTCACCAGAGGCTGAAAAGGGCAGAGCTGCAGAGAAAGCTGAACTTAAGTCAGAATCAGCACCTGCTACATCAAAGCCTACTACTACTAGTACTTCTGGTTCTAGGTCTCCCTCAGGTAGAGGAAATACCTTTAAAGTAGCCTCTGATACATATTACGACACAGAGGTGTATGGAGATATAGCTGATAGACAAGATAGTTATGTAGTAGATGGACAAACGTTTTACGCAGGTAGTGATGATTCGGCTTTTAGAGAGAGTCTGCAAGATTCCGAGTTTAGAGACAATTGGATAGAAAATGCAGACCCTGCTGTTTTAGAAGCTGCTGGTATAACAAGTCTTGAAGATATGAAAGATGCTGATAAAGTAACAGCTTATCAAAGCTCTTGGAATGAACTACATCCTGATAATACGATTAAAGTAGATGGTAAACTAGGAGAACAGACTTGGAGAACAGCTACTGGTAACACTGACGAGGAAGAGGGTGAGGAAGAAGTAGTTAAAGAAGACGATGAGGGAAATATGGAGACAGTTGATACGGAGGATAGCAGCGGCACCGATGAAATCTTAGAGGAAGGAGATGATAAATTATCTCAACTTGCTGCTATGGCTCAATTACTTCCTGCAGCATTAGCTTCTAAACAAGGGCCTGACTATAAGAAAAATAACCTTATGGCCAATATACCTCCAATCTTTGCTGAGCGTTTAGCCAAGTCTAATTTAGAGAGAGTTGATTTAAATTCTGACAAAGCAATTGTTGGAGCAGATGCCCACGCAATGAATCAGTTTATAGATTCATCAGGTGGAGGATCGTCTAATGTTATAAATAAAATGGCAGCTTACTCTAAAAAGCAACAAGCTTTGGGTCAGGTACGATCTCAGGAGTTACAAGCTAACGATGCTATAAGGAACCAAGAAACTGTTATGGATGCTCAGCGTAAAGCTACCAATGCTCAAAATGCATTAACCGCTTCTCAAGTAAATGTGGGCAATCAAAAAGATGTCAATGTGGTTAATGCTGCTGAAAGATCTGCTACAGAAACGTATAATAGAGACCAGGATGTTAGAGTGAAGAACAGAAAGCTAATGGCTTTAGATACTGCTACTTCTAACTTGGCTAATATGAACAGAGATAGACTGTCGTACGATGCTCAAGATAGATATACAGCTGCTATCGCAGGTACCACTGGCGTAGACGAACGCGCTAATTACCAAGAACTCCTACTTAAAAACAATATAGATCCTAATTCACCCAAAGGAATAGAGATGATGACTACTTTTAATAACCGTAATGATAAGCCAGACAAAGCGCAGAAGGGAGGCTTTAGCAGTAATGGCTATAAGCGTAGATACTTTTAAAATTAATAATCATGCCAGTTGAACAATACGAATTAAAACCATACGTTAGCCAATACGTAAATCCATTTAAGGCAGAGTCTGCAGCTATTCTTCGTGAGAGATGGGATACAAATAAGGCTGCTAAGGATACTATCGATGTAACCTTAGGGGCCATGGATACCCTTAAAGGTGATAAACATTTAGTAGAATCTGCTAAAGGCCAGGTGAGAGACAAGATGTCAAACTATGTAGATCAGGGCAATTGGGAAGATTCCGGATTACTTGTATCTGAAGTAATGACAGATCTAGAATCGGACAGAGGTTTAAGGTCTGCTAAGTTATCTTTCGCAGCTCGTAAGCAGGAGCTTGATTATATGAACGAGGCTACCATAAAAACGGGTGCTAATTTCTTAGATTTTGGAAGAGGATCTGCAGATACTCATGTATCTTATTATAAGAATGAGGAGGGGGAATATGTGGAGAATGTATACCAACCCCTTAACGAGTCCGAGCAAGATTATGCTGCCAATATGGCGTCCATGGTCGGAAACATAAAGGCTGATTACACAGGTATTTCTAGAAGAAAAGCAGATGCTATAGCAGCAGGCTTAACCCAAATGTATCTTCAAGGTACTGTTGGAGATCAAGATTACAGACGATTAACACAGATAGAGGGCTTTACTCATGACGAAGCTTTAACGGATATTAATCAACGAATGCAATCTCTTACAGATCAGCAAATACATATGACTAAACAAGCCGCCATTACAAATGGTGCGCACGCAATGTCTGGCTCGGGTGCACTTAATAAAGGATATACTGCAATGCAGCAAGCGGGACTTACTGGCAAAGATTATGGTAATAAAATATTATCTTTGCATGGAGATGTATTTAGAGATTTACCTGCCGGTGATAAATGGAAAGCTGCTAAAGAAATGCGCAGCATAGATAACAGTGTTGCAAGAGAGTCTCTTACTCCTGAGGAGTACGAACTGTGGAAAAAGAATCAAAACTTATTTAGAGGACATAATGAGTTTGGTTCTTATATGGAATATGCTACAACTCAAACTTGGAATCCAACTTACGCAGCAGATGATGATTTTGACGCGGAAGAGTTAGGATCAGCTATTGGAGTAGGAACAGTTTTAGGAGCAGCTGCAGGTCTAGTGTTATCAGTGGTTGGGGCTGCGTTAACCGCTACAGGTCTTGGTGCCCCGATCGGTCTACCTACACTGGCGGCGGGTGCAACAATGGTAGGCTACGGTGCCCTGGCGGGAGGTGCAATTGGTGCAGTGGGTGATTCTGCTTATCAAGGAGGTAAGATGCTTACAAGTGAGTCCGGAAATGTAAGAGATACGTGGAATCCTCAGCAGGGGGATGGAATGCTTTTTGGTATGCTTGATTCTGAGGCCGAAGAGTTGGCGGCAAACCTTAATGATGTCGAGCACATTAATGAACTTTTAGGTACTGACTACCAAGAGGGGGAAGCAACGTGGGAACAACTTAAAAAGAATGCACAAGCATTTCTATTATATAAGCAGCAAGGAGGAGGAGACGAGTTAACCGATAAGATGAACAATTATGATGGAGATATTTTCGAAGCAGAAACATGGGTCCCAGATATTTATAATAAAGAAATGAATCAAGCTATTGGGAGCATCGAGAAAAATTGGGATCCCGAAGATTGGGATATATTTGGAGTTCCAGAACTTAGTTCAAGATGGGAGGGTATTTTTGATCCAGACGGTGAAGGAAAGGGGCCCGGAGATGCGGACATAGAATTCAGAGGAATTGTTGCTCCAAGTGAGGTAGATGATACCGAATTAATGTTTAAATGGAGTATAAATGGCGATACGTACTTAGCTAAGCCAAAGGCTAACTCACCGCAGTATCAAAATCTGTTAGAGCAAATTACTATGGGGCTGAATAAAGCAGATCTTATCATACTAGACCAGGGCAGGCAGTGGATCAATTATGTTGAGGAATCTCAGACTGGGGAGGGTAAAAATAAAGAAGCCACAGGAGCTCAGTTTGTAGATCAGTTAACTAGATTACATCAAGCTCATACCGGTTCTACTGAACAGAATGCCTATAATTGGGCAAATAGTTATATCTTTGGTTCTTATGAACGTGCCTATCCAAACGGACTAAATAATGAAGCTGCGTTACTTATGCAGGAGAAGGGCTTACCTACCAATACTCCCTTTGATAAGCTTTCTGCGGGAGATCAGCTTGAAGCAAAGCAGCGTTACATGGCAGGATTTACTCTGTTTAAAGAGAAAGAAGTTAGAGGGTAATAATATATAGAATATGACATACAAGAAGCAACATGGAGGCCCAGATTTAACATCAAACTCGGATCTAATTCAGCCTGGGGATGGAAATGAAGTTGGGTCTGATGGTATTATAGATACAACAGGTACCGAAGAAGCTCCCGTTGCGGAGCCTATTCCTTTTGATATGGAAGGAGCTTCGTATACTCCTTCAACAGGAGTACAGCTTAAGAATGTTAATTATGCTGAGTATGCAAAATATATTGATCGTCCTTTCTCATTCATTTCAGATGATCCAGATGATTTAAGAGCTTACGGACAATCTACAGGAGAAAAATGGGCATATGCTTTACCTAAACTAGTTACTCGTGTTGGTACCAATGTCTTGGGATCCACAGTAGGATTAGTCTATGGAGGAGGTGCTTTCTTAGGAGGTCTATTCGATGGTCCTGAAGGAGACAATGCAACCAAATCTTTCTTTGATAATGACTTTCAGAGAAGCATGGATGGCATCAATGATTGGATGGATGGTGCCCTTCCACATTACTATACTAAAGAAGAACAGGACTATAACTTTTTCCAATCTATGGGGACAGCTAATTTTTGGGCTAATGACTTTTCTCAAGGTTTATCTTTTGTTGTAGGTGCTGTTTTATCAGAGGCTTTAACTAGAGGTGCTGCTACGTCTTCACTTGCAGCACGGGCAGGACAGCTTTTTCATAAAGCGGGGAAAGCTTCCGGGCTCAGTAAAGGAAAAGCGTACTTAGGCGCCGGAGCAACTAGTAAGGGAGCAGGTAAAGCTGCAGATGATATTCTGAATGCTAAAAGGTGGTCTAATGCTCGTACCACATTAAGACAGTTAGGTACAGGTGCTATGTATGAATCTGGTGTAGAAGCTAGACACCACTACGATCAGACTATGACTAACCTTACAGGTGCATTTCTAGAGGAGTATGGCAGACAGCCTGGAGACGAAGAGATGGCCCATTTGGTAGACATTGCCACTAAGAGTGCTAATGCTGTATTTGCAGGTAATGTTGCTCTTGTGGGGTATGGTAACTATATGATGTTCCCTAGAATCTTTGGTAAAGGATTTAATGCTACTAAAAATAGTTTTAAAAAGCAAATTGGTAACAGTGTAAAAGGTAAGGCAAGAGATTACAAGGCCTTATATAAATCAGTTGGTAAAGGAAGAGGATTTACTAGGCAGGCTTGGAGAGTTTTAAAGGCTCCTTTATATGAAGGATTTGTAGAAGAGGGAGGTCAAAAATTATTAGACCTATCAGGACAAGAGGCTGCAGAGAATTGGTACCATAGTAAAAAAGATCCGTCCGCTCTAGGAATGGCAACTGAATTAGTAAGTAACATTGGTGGGGCTATGGGGGAGGCATATGGCTCCAAAGAAGGACAAAAAGAAATTGGTATAGGAATTTTATTAGCAGCTATCGGGCTTCCTGGTATGGGAGTTAAAACAGATTCTAAAGGAGATGCGGTAGTAGATAAACTAACTGGTAAGACTAAGACTGGGTTTAAATGGCAAGGAGGAGTGTATGGTACCATTAAAGACGGCCAGTTTGAAAAGAAGATGTTGGACCAGTTGGTTACAGATCTTAAAGAGAATTCCGACGCTGTTACATCACTTAACCTATACAGAGATCGTATGGTTCGAGGAGGTGTGAATTTAGACCAGGCAGACCTGTCTCAGATCATTGATAGCCCTTACATGGGTAAGAATACTAAAGATGATAACATCTTTAACTATATAAGCAGTAGACTTAAAGCTGGATTTGAGCAAGAGGTTTTAGATGATATTGAAACTATCCGTAATATGTCCGTTGAAGAGTTTAGACAAAACTTTGCTTGGGATGAGCTGCAAGACTTAAATGATGCAGAGATTAGAAATAAGCAAACAGAGATGGCAGATTTAATGGAAGCTAGAACTGCTGAAATAAAAACTACATCTAACAAAGTAAATAGAACGTTTGTTAATTACGACGAAGACGTTAAAGATGCTATTGTACACGCGCTGGCAACTAGTAAGAACTTAGATGCTCGTGAAGATGCTATGATCCAAGCTATTGAAGAGATCATAGGGAGCACACTGGAAGGAGAGATGGATGTGGAATCTCGTTTAGAAAGAGATAAGAGAGAAGATATAGGGGTTCGAGCTAGAGTATCTAGACTGTGGGGCCGTCTGACAAAGAAGCAGAAGTCAAAGATATTAGCACTTCCTGAAGCTAAGGCTTACATGAAGATGGTTGGCATCAAAGAATTTACCGATCCTACACATATGGAGGAATTGGTGTTAAACCTAATCACGCGTAGAAAAGAATTAGAGGAGGAAATAACCGCATTAGAAGAAGACGACTCAGTAACTCCTAAACCTGCTGTCTTTGATAAAGACGGTCATAATATTGGAGGCACTGAAGCAGAGCAAGTTAAGTGGGCTAAGCTAAGAACTTTAGGAGACGAATTTGACTCGATAGATAAGAAGACTACCGAGTTACTAGAAGCGATAAATGAAGGGTTAGACCCAGATTTAAGTGCCTCAGAGCAAGCTCTTTTAGATAAGTGGAAGAATGACGATCCTGGATCGCACACAGAAAATATTAAGAATGTAACGACTATGATGAAGGACCTTAGAAAGGTCAGAGCTAGACGTCACAGAAAGATAGATATGGTGAACGAGCTTATGGATTACCATGAGAACGAAGCAGCATTTGGTTTAGGAAGTCAGGAGCACAGAGGTAAAAAAGTACCAAAGCCTAGGATGTTACGTCCTGAGATGTTACATGACCCGGCGACAGACAATGCTGAAGACATTAAAGATCTCAGACTTAAGCGTCTATTCGTCAAGTACCAAGGAAAAGTAATTGAATTTGATTATACTAGAATTAATAAGGATACCAAAGAAGGTCTTCTTGCTCGAGCTAAAGAGGCAGGTATAGAAGAGAAAATTATTAAAGATGCTTTAGCGCTTCGTGAAAAAGATTCTGGGCTATCAGAAATAGATTCTTTAAAAACGGCTCTTACCACGGCAGGTGTTAAGATAGAGACTGGTCCTAAAACGGGAACATATAGGTTCTATGTAAGACCGGGTAAGCCAACTTCGGATCAGGACAACTTCTTAATCACATATCCTACACAAGAGAATGTGGAGCTTATTTTAGAGTTAAGAGCTTTAGAAAAGCTAGAAGGCAACAGAGAGGCCAGCAAAAGAATTGAGGAGATAAATGAACTATTAAAAGCTAATGGGTTTACAACAGAGTATCAAGAACGTAATCTTAGCTTTTTATTACAGGCAGAGAATCTTAGAGAAATAAGTGCTGGGGCTCAGGTGCAAGAGATTATCGACATTGCTACAATCGAGGCTAGACAAGAATTAGAAAATCAAATAGCAGCAGAAGATCAACGACTAAAGAATGCTGTTGAAGCAGCAGAGAAGTTAGCTGAAGATTTAGTTAAAGCAAACTCTTCACGAGTAAGTGAGAGACGTAAGAAAGATCTTGCAGAGAAAGTTAAAAACTTGGCAGTAGAGCTAGCAGCGGTTGAACAAGCTATTTCTAGTATTGAAGTAAATAAAGCTGTCTTAGTTGAAAAGCTTAATAATGTCAATAAGCTGATTGAGGTTGTTTTAGGAGCAGAGTCTAGAGAGGATGTTGCTGAGAGAATCAAAGAGCATCTAAAAACACAGTGGAATACATTAGCTGAAACTTTAGAAAAGTTTGTAGGGGATGGCTTTTTCAAAGATGTAGAATTGCTGTCTGAGATGTTCACTACCGAGGAGGATGTGGACAAACTAAACAAGCTAGCACAAGCTGTATATCATTTTGCATCTACTATGGATGAGCTTCCTCTGGAGCTTGTACGACTTCTCGATGCAGGAGTTGCAGATCTTAAAACTAAATACGAAGAAGCGTTACCTGTTTTAGAAAGTCTTAGAAGTATGCTCCATTTCAAAGCAGATGGGTCTTATGATGCTAGATTTAAAAGCGCAACAGAAGAACAGAATAGGGCTACATATGAAGCTATGGTTAACAATGTTGACGCTATGCTGCTTGGATATAATACTGCTGTTGAAAAACTTAGGACAGAGCTACAAATGGAGCTAAGTCCCGTTTTTGAGGAGGTGCAGAAACAGACTACCCTTCAAGGGAAAATTGTCGCCGCCAACAACATCTTAATTGATCAGTTTAATACTGTTACTACTATTATAGATGATATTCTCACGCCAGAAGCTAGTACTATCCCCGACGAAAGAGAGAAAGGAAAGTATGAAGATAATAATAAGGAGGCAGAGATGGACGATGAGGAATTTGAGAAGAGCATAGATAATCAAAAGGGAACTAAGCCAAAGGTTTATTATAATAGTCCTGCAATTATACATACTGGAATGGGTAAAACTGCAGGAAGCCATGCAGTTGCTAGTGCTAAGCGAGAAGAATTGCAGTTGCTTGCCACACAACGAGAGTTAAAGCCTTTTGAGAAAGCTCAACTTCAAGCGTATATAAACCAAGAAGTATTTTTTGAATGGACAGCTAAAACTAATAGAAATGATTTGGCAAATCATCATAAGTTAGTTGTTCTTACAAGACAGAATATTATAGATTTTGATAATCAGTTAGCAAATGCTGATAATAAGGTTGGGGCAGATGTTCTCTTTTATAATCATCCAGGAGCTAAGCGAGCTAAGGGAGATCCAAGGTATTCTGCGGCTACAAATAAAGAGGGGAAACCAACTAAGTTTAGTACAAATGAGTTGAGAGATGAATCTCAAGAAGATCTTGTTCTTTTAGTAGTAGATTCACGCGGTGTTCCAGTAAGAGTAAACGGAAGAGTCATTTATACTAGTATGATGGGCAGTGAGGCGTACAAGCCTCAAGCAGATCTTCAAGGTAAGACTCATCAAGTTTATAGATACGGTAGAGCAGATCTTAAGAAAGTAAATGGAACTGTACCTGGGTTTAAAGTTGATGGTAAGTACTTTTTTACTGGCGAGATGTCAGAGGAGTCTAAAGCTATTCTAGAGCAGCATGTAGATTTCCGTAGAAAGTTACTAGCTCAATCTGAAGGTAACACTTATATTCCTATCTCTGGTAAATCTCACGGAATGCAAATTTATCCAGGTCTGAACTATGACCATAAAGGATTTGCAGGCACTACGCTGGTTAAAAGAGAAGAAGATGTTAAAAATATTGATCTTAGAATTAGTAGTAATAAGGAAACTAATAAGGTATCCATTGCGGGTAGACAATACACTGTTAGAGCAGGTTTTCTCTATGCAGTTAAGGATGATAACCTAGTTAGATTTAAAATGAATACGCTACCTCCTCAGATAGCTAGTAATGTGTACCATCTCTTAAAGCTCTTAGCTACTCAAGTGGAGAACTCTAAGACTGAGAATGCTGATTTCACACCCACATCCGCTCTATTCCCTCCTAACTACGATAAGAGTATTATAAAGCAGCTTACTGAATTAATATACTTTGGTAAGCACTCTGCAGGAAGGGAAAACTCTGCGTTTTCTATTTTTACTAAGGGAGATACTTTGTATTTCGGAGACCAGTCTATCACATTTGCTCAATTAGCAAGTGAGGAGACATACCCTGTTATGCATGAGGAGCTTCGAACATTCATTGCTAATCTACATGTTCAAGTTAATAATCTAGCGTTAAAAGCTGACGAAGAAGTACGAAGCAAAGGAAGAACAGATATTGCTACTGAATCTAGTTCAGACGTAATGAAGGCTATTCGCAAGAAGATAATAGCAGCTAGAAAAAAACATAAAACTGCAAGTGAGTCGGAGATTAGAAATAAACTAGCTCGTTTAACTAATAAAGAAAAAGCCCTTCTAAAAAAGCAGGATGCTAATCCTAATTATAAGCAGTATACTGAGGTCGTAGTTGGAGCAGATCTTACAGTGACTACTAGAGTCTGGGATAACTATACTCATTTCTTAATGGGTAAAAAGGCTCTTAATGAAACTTCATCTAGAAGTATTCATGAGGTTCCCGTTACAGTAAATATGGAAGAAGATGTGTCCTCTGCTAGTAGAGATAACTTATCGTATGAGGTTCCTCAATTTATGAATGTTTATCTTACTTACGGCTCACAAGTTAAGACCACTCCTTTATCTCAGATGGGAGACCCAACTTCAGCCCCAAAGTTGAGAAACGTTCCTGTAAATGCAGATATTCTCGACGACGAAACTGACGAAGAAACTCCAGTTGCCGAAGAGAAGGTAGAGGGGCTGGCCCCTTCAGGGGTTATGGAAGGACAGACATATAGGTACGTTCAAGGATCAAGCGGTGTTGAGATTATACTCACTATAAATCACGTTGACCATGAGAACGGTTTAACTCACTTTGATTTAGAATCTATAACAGGACCAGAGGGAAACTCTATAGCGTTAGAGAGGGTAACTGATGAAATGTCTGCAGAGCTAATGGCTGCTATATATACATCTCGAGAAAATGTAGATGAGGATGGAGTAGTTGAGTATACAGTATATGAGACTACTGAACAGAAGTTGGGAGATCTAGGTAAAAAGACTGAAGACGAAGCAAAGAAGGATGAAAAGGATCTTAAAAAGAACGACATAGAAGAACTTCCTGAAGAGGATGAGGAAGAAGATGATGATACATTAGGAAGCAGCAGAGTTGCTCTTATATCCGATGACTATCAGCGTATGAACTTCGAGGAAGAATATGCTAAATTCTTGAAGATGGTTCCCAAAGACAAACATGGTAATCCTATCTTTGATGTTGAAATAGTTAGAAGGCTAGTCAATGGTACAGATTGGGGATTCTTTAGTAAGACAGAGAAAATACTTCTTTCTGCAGATGCTGCCGCCGGTACACTTTATCACGAGACATTCCACGGAATCACATTAAAACTACTTTCTCCAGAGGAAAGAGCTGAGCTATACAATGAAGTTCGAGGTCTAAAAGGAAAAGCAACTACATATAAAGGAGCAGTTAAAGATCTTAAAGACTTTACAGATTTAGAAGCAGATGAGTGGTTAGCTGAGGAGTTTCGTGAATATGTCCAAGCTGATGGTAACTATACTGTCGGGGACAATATAGAAAAGTCTTGGATTCAGAAGTTATTTAGTTTCTTATTTAAGTTCTTAAATAGTGCAAAGCAATCACAAGATTTGTTTCATAGGATCCACACAGGGTACTATAATAATGCTATTGAGGATTATACCGTCTACAGTGTTGAAGAGGCTCTAAACGGAAGAGCAGGAGCGGCAAGTCGAGCTAAGAAATCTACTACGGGAGTTCAGCGAGATTTGAGCAGTGGTATGACAGTGGCGCTATTTGACGTTATGTCTAAAACAGATACTATCAAGATTGAAGATCTGTTCGGGATTAAAAATGATCCCAAAGCATTGGGTAAAAAGCTGGGTAAACTATACGGCATACCTGGAAGTAAGGGCACTGTCTATTCTATCGTGAGAAGTTCTATTGTACAGGACAAAAAAGCTTTAAGAGAAAAAACTAATGCAATGATACAAACTTGGCGAGCTGCAGGGAAGCCTGCATCTATGGCTAAGAGTATATTACAGCTTAAAACGGATTATCAGAAACTTGAGGAGGTCTTAACTGTTCTCGAAGCAGAATGGGGGTCTCTGATTGCTAAGAATATAGAGTACTTGCAGCAATTTAAATTGGATGCAAATACTAGAAGCTTAGAAGAGGTTCTAAATCAGGAACTAGAAGAGAATGGTATGAGCAGAGATACTCTTGGAATTAGAGCTGCTAATACTATTGATCAGAGAACACTTGTTTCTCCTGGAGTTAAATTACTTCTAGGTACTTTACCTCAGACCATTAGTGATATGGACGGGCAATCTTTGTTTAAGAAGAATAGATCGGGTACATATCAGTTGGCTACGTTTAGTCAAGTTATTAATACTCTGTATAAAAATCTAGCTAATGTCCACAATGTGGAAGACATGGTAGATGTATTACAAGGGCTTGCCCAAGAAAACAAAACATACGCGTTTTTACTTGACCGTTTAGGTATACGTCAGGGAATAGAATCTGTAGAGCATTTAAACGCTAATCAGATGTACATGTTAATGGGCTTTTTGAATACGTTCAATGTGGCTTCTGAAGAGTATGTGACATTAATGGCTAACCAGACAAGTTATGAAACTAATCCGGGTAGATATTTTACTAATTCTAATACAGACAGAGCAGAGAATATATTAAAGCGCTCATGGAACAGCATCTTCAAAGACAACGTTAGAAGAGGACTGGGTAAAACTATAGAAGGGGGTAGACGTGTACTTGATATAGATAAAAAAGGAAGCATTGGTATACCTAGTGGGTCTGGTCTTATGCAGCACAAATCATTCAAACAGTGGACTCAGACAAACTTAACATTCCCACAGCTGCTAGCATTACTTGATGTTATTGGAATCAACTATAGCAATAAGTCTCGTATTATTGAGATGCAGGAGAATGGCAGACTAGAGGGGTTTGAAGCAGTGGCTGGATGGGTATTTAAAGAGATTATAGAATCAGAAGGAGACGTATCTTCTTTGTTTGGTAGAGAGGTAGAAGGTAACTTAAAGACTTTATTAGGCTACGAGATAGATACTACAGATTTAGCTATCACACTTCAACACGTTAATCCTATGAATAAAGTGGTGTTCGGTATTACTCGTAAAAGCTATATTAATATACTAGCTGACAAACTGAATAGCACCGAAGAAGAGGCAGAGGCTTTATTAAAAGAATCACCTTGGATGCGAGGGTCATTATATCTCTCGGAGCCTGTGATGAATATAAGGACCATTGAGGGAGGTAAGGATATACATAGAGGAGTGGGGCATGATATTTCTAGGACTACCAAGGCCAATATTGCGTTAGAGCATGTAGCTTCTATTTTAGAGGGTTTTGTTCCATTGATTCGAACAGGAAATAAGAAGATGGAAAAGGCCTTGCAGATAGGCCATAATAAGCATAGGTCTTTACCGGAAATGCGTAAGTATTTACAAGACCTGCTTTTGGGTGAAATCTTAATGGCTAACTCAATCGCTAATAATAAAGAGATTCAACAAATTCCAGAATTAAAAAAGAACGGGCAGAAACTACAGTTCTTTGGTGACCCTGTAGCCTTTCCACGGATTCAGAAATTGGCTCTATTCCATATTGGAAATGGTAAATTATCAGAAACAGATCCTAAACTGTTAGATGCAGTATACGGAAAAGATGCCCAAATAGAAATACTGGCTTTCTTAGCTAAAAAAGAAAAGGAGGCTTTAGACTTACTAACTAAGTATGGCTTTATTAGCAAAGGAGCAAAGGGTGGATATAATAACATTGGTATTGATAATACTCACATAGACGAGGCATATGAGTCACTGCCGGAGAGAGAAAGATCAGCTGCGTTTACAGATAACGGTAGAGTATCTTCTGCGGTTATAAATAGGGTAGCTACTAAATTAGCTAACAATCAGTTGATTGGAATAGTAGAGCAACATAGATTGTTCTTAGGTAGTCCTGCACTTTATAAAGATGTGTTCAAGAGAACATCGGGTATGGTGGGTGTTAAGAAGTATCCAACATACACACAAGGTATACTAGAGTGGATGAATAATAACATGCCTAATATGGGTACGAAGAAGGATCATACTCCAACTGTTAGATTCGTTACTAGAAAGGAACATGTTATTGGGAAGTCTCCATATTTAGATAAGTACATAAACAGACTTGTAGAATTAGGCCGTGAGGATCTTGTAGATTCTGTGTCTAAAGCATATTCTAATATGGAAATCTTTGATGGTGGAGGTTTAGTTACGTTTGACTTTTATCGGAGTACATTGTTCTTAACAGATAACTGGAGTGATAAGCAGGAGCAGGCATATAGAAAGATCATTGCCGGAGAGCAGGTACATCCTTCAGAGTTAGCGCTGTTTCCACCATTGAAGCCACAAGTATTTGCACCTTCTGTAGTAGGAGGTATGCGAGTCAATATCTTCAACAAATTCGCTTTATACCCAGTACATCCAAATTTATCCAAGACCGTGTCACAACAAGGTCAGGATACTGCTATGGATGATCTTTATTATGATATGGTTAATAATAATCTTGACTATATGGTGTTTGAGTCTGGTACTAAGGTTGGAGCTAAGACTAATGCTAAGGGTCAATTTGAGCCTGCATTTAATACAGAAACCGGAGAGTACATACCACTGTCCGCCGACAGCTCATACCAACAAGAATTCGATCTTGAATACTTTGGTGTGCAGTTAGATCCTACTTTAAAGAATAAGACTAACGTCCGAGTAGGTACACAGTCTGCAAGTATGGCTCTTATGAATGTCTTTGTAGACGGGGTATTAAATACTGAAAATTACGGACCAGAGTTTAAAGCTTTGGATGAGCAGTTCCATGCCATCCATAGTGCGATGATAGAAAAGGATAAAGCATCATTAGCGGCTAAGTTAGGATTCATTAGAACTCAAGAAGGATATGAGGCCATCCCAGGAAAATCTAAGCCGTCTATGAAAAATGCTCTCCTTGAAGAACTTTCTAAGAGAGAGAATCCGGAGCATATGAAGGATACAGTTGAAGAGTTATTTGCTGGGGATCTTTCATATACAAACTCGCTAGCCAATAAACAAAAATTAGATGATCTTCTATATTCAATAGTAACCAATGCGGTTATAGCTAGAAAGATCAATGGTACTATGGCTGTACTTCAACCTGATGTAGGGTTTACTTTAAAAGCTAGAAAGCAAGATACAGTAGATTTACCAGGGTATAGAACATTACGTTTTTATGATTTCGAGAAAGATGGTAAAACTGTAACAGCTATGGAAGTTTACTTACCTCACTACATGCGTAAGCACTTTGGAGAAGGAGAAGTTAGAATTGAAGACTTAACTGATGCTGCTAGAGAACTAGTAGGATTCCGTATCCCTACTGAGGGATTGAATTCTGTAGAGTTTATCAAAGTAGCTGATTTCTTACCAGAGAGTATGGGGGCAACAGTAGTTGTACCACATGAGATGGTAGCTAAGTCAGGAGCTGACTATGATATTGATAAATTAACTATCTACTTACCTAATGTTTCTAGAACAGTTTTAGAAGATGGAACAAGTAAAGTAGGGTTAGTATCAAGAATAGACAATCCATTAGAGTTGTTAGATAGGGATGTTAACGCATTCAGAGCTGCAGCTGCAGAGTTATTTGGAACAGATTCTAACAGCTTACGAGATTTCTTACTTGACATCACAGCTTACCGAGATGAGATAGATCCTTCTGAAAAGGTTGTCATGGGTATAGAGTTAAGTACTACAATGGTTCAGATGGGATGGGATAATCTATCTGATGTAATGCAACAGCCTAGTGACGTTGTTCAGAATATGCTTCTTGAGAATATGAAGAATATCTTAAAGCACCCAGCAAGCTTTCCACAGTTAATTGCCCCAGTAGGTGCATTTGAGCTAAAGGATATTGCACATGAGATACATAACGCACAAGTAGCCGCAGGTATTAAGGGTGTAGAAGCAGAAGCCACAGCACTCTTTGATATATTTAGTATGGATAATCTCATTACTACTACGTATCAAATGCACCAAACGTTAGGGGGTACGGGTATTATTGCAACCAATATGTCTGACCTTGGAAAATCACAAAGAGCCGGATTTGGGTTTAATCAGGCAGGAGAAGAAGTAGATAGATTTGGAGATCCAATGGATACTACAGTATATAATCTAAACTTCGAAGGCCTGCAGAATGAGACTATTTCTTTATCACGAGTTAAAGATGTTAATGGAAACTATATAAATCGTTCTATGCAGCAGTACATTACTGCTTATGTAGATGGTGAGAAGGATCCATTTGCTATGTATGTCAATGCAGGGCAATCAGGAGCTGCAGTGCACGTTATGCTAATACGCGCTGGAGTTCCTCTAGAAACAGTTCTTAAGTTTATGTCACAGCCTGTAATACAAGAGTACTATCGCTTAAAGAATATGCAATCTATAGCTTCCACAACAAGTGATTATGCTGAGTCGTATTCTGAAACCGATGTTCAAGATCAGATTAGAAAGTTAGTAGGAGAATCTGAAGGAACAGCCGCTTTAAATGAGATGGCTTTGGACAGACATGAGGAATCTCGATCTGGTAAAATGGTTAGAGCTTCAGATAGTCTGCTAGTTACTAACCTCAAGGATATGGGTAAGGGACAAAAGGGATTACAAGCTCAAATCTTCTCAGACTTCTTACGATATAAAGAATATGCAGATCTTCTTAGAAAAGCTCAGAAGCTCTCATCCTTCGACACGGATAAGATAGGAAGTGGGTATGATCTTATACATCTAGCTGCGCTTGGTAATATTGTAAATCGTAAGAATGCATTCTACGGTCTTTCTAATAAGACAAGTAGAATCTTTGGTCTTGGTCAATTAGGGTCTGAGGAGGGAATAGATAAGTCTGCTCCTTTTGTAAGTAAACTACAGGATATGTATACTACAGCTCCAGATTACTTTACACAGACTGATTTGAAAGAGGCAATGAGTACTGATATTAATGGTAAGTCGATTAATCCTTTAAAGTCTGCGATGGTGGAAATGGCAGAAGATCTTATTTCAGAAGGTAAATCAAAAGATGAGATTATATATGTACTACGTGCATTTGATAATTTTGTTACCTCTTGGGTTTGGCAGGCACATCAAAGAACTGATTTAACTAAGTTAAATGAGAGTTTGTCTGAGTACTTCCAAGGAGATAACAGTTTACCTGCTAGAGTACTTAAAGCTAAAGATACCTTCCCAGATAACGCTCTTATTCAAGACCTTATTTCTAGTTTGCAAGAGTTTACAGACCCTACAGATTTCGATCATACAATAGATATGATGCAGTTATTCTCTAGAAAGTACGCTCCTTCAGAAATTGATGACTTAGCAGATGCTTGGTATGAGCTTTCTAATAGTGGACCCACTGGAAAAAGACTAGCGGATGATATTGTACTATTTAGTATGATGAAGTCTGGAACAGGTTTTCATCCTACTTCTTTCTTTCATGCGCTCCCTGGAGTTGAAGTTTTAGATGCAACAGCACCTATGCTGAAGGCAGTTCATGACGCTATAAGTGTTGGGGGTATTACTACCTCAGTAATCCAAGACATAAAAATAGACTTCTTAGATAATTCTTGGGATAACCCTAGGATTACACGTCATAAGTACTCCAATAAGAGTATGTATAAATCTGATGAAGTGATCTACACTAAAGAGTTTAATGATGACAGAGTAACTATAAAGTCACTTAGACAAAGAGGGGCTGCAAAAGGTATCGCGTCCAATTCAAATGAGAAGTATTTTACAGTGCACTTAGAATATGTAGGCACTAGTGAAGATGGTTATTATGTCTATAAGCGAAGAGCTAAAAAAGGCATTATGGGCCACTTAATAGAAGTAAACACAGATAAGTCGATTATAGAATCTAATAATCATCCATTTGGTAGACAAAGGCTTCATCTAACTACAAAAATAATTAAGCAGCTACACGAATCTAAACGTGACATGTTGCATTTTGCATATGATGTTAATGACCCAAAGCGGGTTAAGGCTGGAACGAAGATATTACCCAATGGAACTGTTATTCATTTAGAGCACATTTCAACCAGCTCATTGCGGGAGTTGCTTAATAAGGATGAATATCGTATTTTTGGAGTTAAGGATGAAAAGGCCCTTAAAGCCTCTATTGCAAAACGCTCAGGATATAAAAACTGGGCTGACTTTTCTAAGGATAAATACAACACGTCCTTTATTAATGGCAGAGTTAAACGAAGTTTCTTTGCAGTAGAAACATTAGAAACGCAGAAGTTGATACCTTCTCAACCTAAAGAGTTAGCACCTGAAACAGTATCAAGTACTTTAGACCTACAATCTTTAAGAAAAGCAAACAACGAAAATGAGTGTGAATAATGGCATGTAATATAGTAAAAGATAACGCAGGCAAAGTAGTTGAAGTATATGCTAATGATGGGAATCCATCTGCTCTGTTTGAATTTATCAATCAGATAGTAGGCGATCCTACCGCATCGTATGCTTCATACCTAGAACTCCAAACTAAAGCGGAGTCTGGAGAAATTCAAGCTGTTATGAATAATCAGGGGGAGGTCAACCCTGCTTTAACTCCTGACGCCGTACGTTTAATAACTAAGGCGGCACAGAATGTGGGGGAATATGAAGCTGCTGTACATGAGTTAAGCCATGAGTACAAGAAAGACAAGCTAGGTGAGGCACTTCATAACTTCTTAGAGACCGTGGGAGTTAAAGTTGAAGTTGCTAGCCAGATTAAAGATAAGACTGGACAGGTACTTCCAGTAGTCGGTCAGGCTAGACTTCTTGATAGAGTTATAAGACTTTCTCAAGGTGAGGCAACTACTGATGCATTAGCAGAGGAGGCAGCTCACTTTATTACAGCTATGCTTCAAACTGATGACCATCCCTTATACCGCTCTATGATGAGTCAGATTGAGGGATATGCTGAATTTGCGGAAATTATGGATCCTAATGGATTCTACTATAAAAAATATGAAGGAAACGTAGAGCTTCTTAAACGTGAAGCGATTGGTAAAGTAATAGCACGTCACATTATGGGTAATGAGACAGACGTTGAAGCTACAGAGCTAGACCCTGCTAAATTATCGAGATTAAATAGATGGTGGCAAAAAGTATTAGCCCTTCTAAATAAAGTATTTGGCACAGCCGGGAACCCTTTCTCAAAGACTGCGCGGATTCTTATGGATAATCGTTTAGCTGATGTGATGCAAGCAGATCCGGCTACTATGGTATTGCCAGATGAAACCTTTTATAAAGCATCCTCTGCTACGGCAGAAGCCACTCCATTAGAAAGGGTAGAAGCAGACCAATCGAAGTGGGAAGCCGTACCAGTGCCTGTGGGAGATGATCCGTACTTTAAGAAATTAGCCGGTGTTGGAGAGACCACGGTGATGCGTTACCGAAACTCAGTAACTGGTGAGGTTCTGTTTAAACGTATGTCAGACGAGGGGTCTTTGAAGTATTCTAGTACAGAAAGATACTATTCGGATGAGCAGAAAGAGAAGTATGACAGATGGTCTGAGATACACACTACCTCAGGAAATAGGGTTCACGAAACTATGGAGCGTCTAATTGACTTTCATGCTGGTAATTCTAAAATAAGCCCTGCAGAAATAGAACGAGAGTACTCAGAATACGGAGCAAACTTTAAGAAGCTTAATGCGTATGCTAAGAAATTAGTTGCAGACATTAAAGCAATACAGAAGGAAAAAGATCCTAAAGGTAAAGTTCATATTCGTACAGAGATGTTTGTTCTTAATCGTGCTAAGAAGATGGGTGGTACTATTGACCTTCTTGCATTCTTTAGTGATGGTTCAGCAGCTATATTTGACTACAAATCTAAGATCGCTCAAACACATACTGGATATGCTTACCGAGATAAAAAAACAGGTAAAGTAGTTCTTAGAAAGGACGTATGGTTAGAGAGCGCTGAGACTTATGACTTACAGATGGGTAGTTATGTACATACTCTGTTAAGTGAATACGGAGTTACTGAAGTTGTTAGATCTAGAGTTGTGCCTATTATGTTAGACTATAAGAGAGACTCTAATAACATGCCCACCAAGATTGTAAATGATATTCAGCTAGAAACAGATGATAATCAATACATACAACAGCTAGCTTTGGCTCACGAGACTACCGGTTTCGCTAGGCTAGATAAGTTGATAAGAAAGGAAGGGGATAGATTAACTATTCTTATTTCTCAACAAAAAGATGCCAACTATGCTGAGAGGCAACGTTTGCAAGAAAGAATTAATGCGTCTAGAAGAATTATTAGAGACCTGCAGGTATCTAAAAGCGCTAATGCAGTTATTAGGGAGGTTTCTCAAACGTTAAAAGTTATAGAAAAAGGCCTGAATACTAATAAGGAGTACCTTAAAAATGGGGATCCCAATCCAGACTACATGTCTGCTGCAGAACTAAATAATGCATACCAGGATTTAAAGCACTTTAGTAAGTTTACAACACTGACAGATATTATTAAATCTTTAGAAAAAAAAGACAAGGATGCAGCAGCTAGACTGTCCAAAGATTTGGAAGTATTACATGCTGACATAGCTAGAAAGCAGGAATCTTTAGTAGAAAAGATGATGGAACGTCTTGATGTATCTGCTAGTAATAAAGGGGTTCGAGGTATTACAGAGTTTAATAAAGAAGTTGGTAAGCTTACTGCAGACTGGGTTAGTAGATCAGGTCAGTCTCACCCTGCGCTTAGGTTGATACATAACTTTAAAGCTGAAATAGAAGGACACCTAGTTAGAATAGAAAAAGAGCTAGCTACTGAAATAGAATCTAAAACTAATGCACTTTTTGAGTGGGGGTCTGCAAATGGCTACCCAGGCGCGTCAGTATACGATGTTCTTATTAACCCTAACACTAGAAATCTCTATGCTAGATTTAATGAGAAGTATACTGAAGATAGAAAAAAGGCATTTGAGGATCAGGATATAAAATGGTTACAGCAGTATTTTGAGGTTGATCAAGAGCTACTTGATAAAGAGTACAAGAATTGGAGAGCGAATCAAATTAAGCTTTTAAAAGAGAAAGGAGGAAGTGCTAAAACACAGGCTTCTAGACTAGCAAAGTGGGAAACTAGATTTAATCCTAAACATGAGACCGCATGGTATAATCCTACAAACCCTTTTTTAAAGGCTGGCAAGGATAATAATAAGATGGGTAAATATCTATCTCCTGAGTACATGAAGATTCAAAATTCTCCAGTACTTAAAGATTTTTATGATTACCATATTAAGAAAACATCTGAGTTCTTACGATTGATGGGTGTAGATAAGAAATATAACTATGTTGCAGATATTCATAAAAATATGATCGACCAGTTCTTACAGGATGGGTTTGACATGGGAAAGATGAAGCAAGCATGGTTAGATAAATTTCAACTTAAGGAGCATGATAAGCAATTTGGTATGGTAGGGTTGGACGGAGAGTTTCTTCGTAGCATACCAAGATTTCATGTTACTCCTTTAAAGAACAGTCAAGATAAGTATGATTCTAGTTTAAAAAGTAAAGAGCTAGGTAAAAATCTTTATCTACTAGGAAGCGCCGCTCATATGTATAGCTATTTAAATGACATAACTCCTACTCTGCTTATGATGGAAAGTCTTTTTAAAGATTCTCATATAGAAGAAGCTACACAAGATAAACTTGGGGATATAATTCTTGATTCTATTGGTAGAGCAAAAGGAGAGGCTACTAGAACTAATGCTGGTACTATAACCGAATTTATTAATGCAGAATTTTTTGGACAAAGTCTGGTTACTAAAGATAAAACTTTCGGTAAAGATTTAAGTGTTAATAAAACTATATTAGTAGCTAAAAATTACCATACTATAGCTACTCTTGGTTTAAAATCTCCAGTAGCAATTGGAGCTTTGGGTGCTGGATTTATGGGATTAGAAATGCAAGCTTCTAAAGGATTATATTTAACAAGATCTAATCTAAGAGCAGCACAAAAAGCATACTTCTCACGAGACCCTAAGTTACGTGCAGTATTTGAGTACTTTCAATTAACCTTAGAGGACTTGTCTACAAGGCGTGCGGATATGCTATCATCTACTACTCGTGCTAAATACATGACAGCGGATAGATGGTTTGAGTTTTTAGCTCGAGCAGATCGTACTTTAGATGCTGTTTTAGCAGCAGGTATGGCTATGAACTACGGAATTAATCCAAAAACAAAAAAGTTAGAACTTTTAAAGGACCTTCCTGAAGGGACAGAATCCATATGGGATACTATTGAAATTGAAGAAAACCCTACCTGGGAACGTACAGGAACTCAAGATAGGTATCTTACTAAGATTCCTGAAGTGGAGAATTTAAAAGAAAATAATAGAAATTGGGTATCTTTTAAACAAAAAGTACATAAAATAGGATCCAAAGTGAAGGGTGCTGTGCCTAAAGAGGATAGATTTAATTCTCAAAATAAGCTGATTAACAGGCTGTTTATCCATTACAGATCTTGGTTACCTGGTATTGCCATTGAAAGATTTGGAAACCTGCGCTATGATTATATTATGGAGAATTTTGATCAGGGTACTTGGAAGACAATGTGGGGCAACATAGGAGCAGATGCACAATTTGACAGTTTTGGGCAAGTAGTAGACACGGAGACATGGATGCATATCTTTACTACAGACGCTCTTACTGATTTAGCTAAGATTGGTGTAGATATAGGAACCTTTGGTTTAACTAATGCCTATAAAATTAAAGATAATAGAGCTCGGTTAGAATTTGAAAAGTTTATAGAGAACGAAAAAGGTAACCCAGAATTTGATTTTAAAAATGAAGCAGAAAAGGAAGTATCTTTTGAAAAGTTTTTAGACTTTAAACGTGCTAACATTAGAGGAGCTCTCATGGAGCTTAGAGCGGTGTTCCTCTTAATAGGACTCATGCTTGCGCTTGGAGGAGACTGGGACGATGATGATAAAGTTGATCTAAAACAATCTTGGGCTGGAAGAAAGCTATTGAGTGTGGTCAATAGGATATACCGTGAGACTGCTGTATTCTACGATCCTACAGAGATGACAGGACCTAGAGCATCTGGTATTCCACTTATTTCACTTGCTCAACAAGGTTTAAAGTGGACTTCGAACTCTATGGATGAGATGCGAGACGGACTCTTCGGAGAAGATTCTGCACAAGACAGAACAGGCCCAGGATATTATACTTGGAAGTTCTTACCTGGTCTCTCTGGGGTAGTGCGCGCTGCTGAGATCTATCCTCAAGATAAGATCGTCCGCTAAAAGACGGCTACACAGGAAAAAAGGGGGTACCTAAGTTGGTAAAGTAAAAAGGGAGGCATTAGCCCCCCTTTTACTTACATAGACATTTTTAATAAAAACAGATACCCGATGAGATCATCTACTGTATCTTCAGTTGCATCAGTGATGCCTTTGTTTTTAATCCTCATTAGTTTGTCATCTAGTCTAGCACATATAGACTCCTTAGCATCCAGTTGACTGAATATATTGCAAGGTTCTAGTGCACTATTACCATATGCTTTGTTTTTGGTTTTTAATATATTTGTAATGTGTGTAGCTATTTGGTCCACGTCTCGCTCGAATGGGGATTCTGCTGTGTCAGTAGAATAATATCCGGCTTTTAGTAATTCGTCATCGTAGTCGTTGCTCATTGAAGTATGTTTTTGGGTTGAATATTTCGTCTTTTAAGTTGATTATGCTTAGTAACTCAGAATCTTCAGGTAGAAGTATTCCTATTTTTTGCTCTAATGCTTTTTTACGGGTAGGTGTTTTAAATAGAACTTGTCCAATTAGACTGTCTACTTCATACCCATGAAAATCTAAAATAGCATGTTTATATGTTAAGGTCAGCTTTGAATATTCTCCGTTTTTAAAATGGTCGTATGTTTTTAAATGTCTTTTTGGTATGGCAAAGGTGTACAATACAAAATCTTTAGCTGGTCGTTCTTGTCGTTTAAATGTTCTAAATTGATTTAAGGCGTTTTCAAAATCTATAAATAACGGGTCTGCTGAATCTCTATACAGCAATTGAATAACAGGTGTCCCATCTTCTTCTCCAATGAAGCAGTTCATAAACAGTTGACTCCATAAGTAGAGACTCCTGCTTGCTCCGAATATAGGTAACATGAAGATAGAAGACTTTGTTCTCTTCGCCGTAGTAAAATCGTAGGCTAAAATATTTTGAGTCCATCTTTCTTCAATGATATTAACTTTATACCGCAGTTTTTTTACAATATATGTGATTCCTAAAGGTATATGCGTTTCAGGGCCCTCCACAGATTGTATGAGATTGTTAAGGGTGTGTGATTCTAATATCTTAGTCCCACCGCTCACTCTAAAAGTTAGAGGAGAGATAGGTGTAAATACTAATTGATCACATTTTACGCCCATAATTCGTCGGATTCTGCTGTTTCTACCTTGTTAATGACTAAATCGTCTAACTCTATTCCTGTTTCTAGTAAGGCTTCTTTACGAGATCTTAAGATATAAACAAGTTTAAAGGTTTCTCCAAATTTACTAATTCCTTCGTGAATTCCAAAGGTTTCGATGTATTTGTTTAGCACAAAAGTTGGCATATCCTTTGTTTTCAAGGGGTCTAGCATCTTATCTGCTGTTTTTACACCTAATTTGGGGATCCCAACTATTCCATCAGTTGAATCTCCCATTAGCATCTGTTTCCATAAGAAAGTATCACTCTGCTTCGTAGTAGTTGTTATGTATTTGCTGGTTCTATAATTGTAATGCGATGCCTCCACTTGATGTAGAACATCTTTGTCTGGGCTACATATCAGTGCCGCAGGATACTCTGCGCTATAAATAGCTACTAAGTCATCTGCTTCTAAAGCTGACACATATGTGAATTGCCAATGTTGTTTTAAATATTCTGCTAGTGCGTAAAATATGATTGGTTTGCTTCCTCGTTTTCTATTGCCTTTGTATATACGTGTTTTTGCTTCTTTGTACCTAAAACATTTTCCTATTGTTAGGAATCCGGCGTATCGTTTTGTTTTTCCTGCGTCTAACATATTCATAATCCTTTCGTCGATGCCAAGTAAGGCTTCTTCTAAGGTGTTCTTCCCCATCTCAAAGTAGAGAAGACTATCTCCGTCTATTAGAACCACTGGCTCTGTGTTTTCTTTTTCCATATTAAGTTATTTTTATTTGTTAATAAAGTGCCGAGAAGGATTACTCTTCCTCGGCACTCCTCATCTAAACACTATTTATCAATCAACTAACAAACAGCTTACTTGCTGGTTATTTGTGTTAATTTTTTAGTGTTCATTTTCAGGTCTTTTCTCTGTAAACTAAACAAACTATTGGTTTTACCAATGTTGTTCTGTAAGATTGCAGTATCAAATACTAAATCTAGTATATTTTTTTCAGCTTCTTTAGTATAGGCCCCATCTTCTATAAGAAGACTAACAAAGTTCTCGTACTTGGCTGGGACATTATAATGGTAGCTATTCGATAAATGCCAATATTTAGAATACCGTTTTCTTAGCGTCTTAAAGGCTACTTGATTCCAACCTGGCATTGATTTCATAAGATCTCCATAATGAAAAAATAAAAATGCTAACATAGTCTTAGATTTTGCAAGATTGCAATGGGCCATCATAGACAGTGCCAATGTTGAATTATCTTTATCTGTAGAAGTCAACATAGTCTCTAAAGAAGCATACTGTTTCTTATCTATAGTAATAGAGTCTGATCCAGTGTGTTCATTTAGATCTACATCTAACATCACCTTACTTTTATTAGCTATTAGACTTTCATAATCCGCTAGCTTATTTGTATCTATAACTTGATATGATAGCCCACCACCATGAACCCTTTTATCGCCCGTTGAACATCGGTCTAAAAGAGCCTGTATAAACAGGTCGCTTGGCTCTTGGTTATTATGATGATTCGATAGTCTCTTCTTAAATCCGTATCCTGAAGATATTAAAAATCCATCTGTATCTTTTAATGCATTTAGAATTTCAAGCATACAGTCAGGCATTTGTACTTCATGGTTCGCTTCAAAAACTTCTAGAAATGAAAGTTTATCTATGAAATAGGCTCCCCATCTAGTAACATACAAGTCAGATATTATCTTTTCAGAGGTTACATGTAGATCTGCTTCTTCTTTTTTACGCGTGATTTTAATATTATGTTTTTTTTTTAAAAAACCCATTTTATCTCTTGACAGATCTATGTTAGGGTATCTATATATTTTATCAATGTGTTTAAAGTTTATGGTTTTAATTGTGTTATCTATAATATCACGTATTTGTGTAGGAAGTTCCCCCCATGAAGTTTGGCCTTCCAAAAGGAAACACTTGCCTGAAACATCAATGGTGTTTTTCTGCTGTCCTGTTTTTAGTGTATGAACTATCATTATTAATTTATTAATCTGTTAATAAGTGTCTATACTCAGGCTTTACTTGTACGGTAAACGTGTATAGGCTTCTATTGTAAATATCTATCTGCTTTCTACAGATAGGTTCAAGCATTCTAAAGGTATGCTTATCTAGAAGACCCCTTTCTTCAAAGAATTGAATAGCCTCTTCCGCACTGCAAACGTATAACCGTGAAATCTCAGATTTGACCCACCAGTACAGCACATCTTTTTGTCTAGAAAATCTGCCTTCACTGTGCCCTATTGTCTGTGCTAGTTTATACATTAACCAGGGAAACTTAGTAGCCTCTATCGTGGGTAAAATCGATGAAACTACTGCCAAGTTTTCTGCGTCATGAGAATTTAGCATACTTTCCAAACTCTCTATTAACTCTTCAGTTAGGTCAGTTATGTTAGCGGACGACTGTAAAACAGCCTCTACTGAGACTACTTGTAATTCGTTGTTTTGTATTTTTTCTTCTAGCTCTATAGCTAATCCTGAGATAGCATAGCAATCATAAGGGGCGCTAAGTGTAGCGATTCTCCACCTAGAGTTTCCAGGTGCACATTTGTCATCCAAAAAGACATCGTTTCCTGTTTCAGCGTGGTATAGTGATATACCAGTAGTTAAAGTAACATTAGTATAATAGTTACTTAGATGCAGTAAACAAGCTGTGGATGGTATACTCTCCCCCGATTGAAGTCTTCTATGAAATCCTTCGTGGGTTATAATACAATCTGCTAATTCATAATCATTAGTTACTGTTATGTTATGTTCTTTAAGAGCTGCTTTTATTCTATCTTGAGATATGTTACATAAAGGTAAAATAAAAGCTCTCTTTAAAGAAGACAACTGTGAAGTTGTTTCTGTAGATAGAGTTTCTCTTAACTTGTTGTACGTAGACTCTGATTCTGTTATTAAAACTGTTTCAACCCTGTTACCACTGGCGATCGGTATTCCATAGTACCGATCGTCAGTGATTCCCAGAGCAGTAACAGCTTCTGGCCTATAAGGCTGGAATACTGTTTTTGTTGCCATGATTACTTAATTGTCATTTTGATGATTTCCGCATTCATCATCATTTTGTTAAATTTTTGCTTATTACCATTAAATATAGTTCTAACCATTAGATACTTAAGATCGTCTGTAAAGTACTCTTTAGTACAAAGAGTTATTAGTCGATCTGTTATTTTAGAGCTTATAGTGTTGTCTTTTGAATACACAACGGAGTAGTTAGCCAATCGTGTAGCAAGAATACTAGCAATATCTGCTCTGTACTCTTCGTTAGCTCCTACACACACTCTTAATTTACTCATAGTAGCTTTATCATCCTCACCTAAGAGAAGCTCTTTAGGTGTCACTAGTTTATCAAGCTTGTTATTAATGAAAGTAGTAAACATACTTGCAAACTCTATCCCCACAGAGCCCTCTCCAATCATCTGTATAAGAGGTAATTGGTCCTCAAAAGATGGTATACTAGAAATGGCATTAAAAAATGTAGAAATGGATCTAGCATTGGTACTTTGACTAACTAACTCTGGATTAAGTAGCATGAAATTGATACATCTAGTATCTATTTCTTCCGCTTCTGCCCAACGTCCCCATACATCCATGTCAAACTTTAAGTTTGCGGTAACGTAACGAGTTTTTTGAGCTGAATCCACAGAGTTTACCATGTAATCTCCCGTGTCCGGGTTAGCTGTAAGGATTATGTGCCAGTCTTTAGGCAAGGTCCAAGAAATGTATTGCTGTCTATCAATTAATTCCATGCACGCTTGTATAAATCTAACGTCTGCTCTGTTCCAATCATCAAGAAGAAGTATACCTCCTTGTTTCTTGTCTGCAATCCATTCAGGAGCTGCGTATCCCATTTTACTTTTACCTGTGGTTTTAAACCCTAGAGAAGAGTGGTCACTAACTGCAACTTCATCTACCCATTTGCCGACTTTCTTGCCGTCTTTTTCTGTGTACATTTGAAATTGCTTGATAGGGAATCCTACCAAATCACCTAATTCTTCAATTTGAGCTAGATTGAGCTTAACAAAGTCTAGGCCCTGATCCTGTGCTAGGTCCATGATGCTGGTAGTTTTACCAATACCTGATTCTCCTATGACTTCTACAGCTACTGGTTTTTTCCCATCTTGTTGTAAAGCTCTGTTGTTGTTGATTATGTGAGTTACGAATGTACGTAACTCATCAATGTTTAAATTGACTTCTGCCATGTTTTCTACTTTTAATTTAATTTAATTTTTAACCCCGGAAGGTTGTCGTTTATGCTGCTTTGTGAACTGTGTACCCATAATGTATTTTTTGGGCAGTCTTCTGGTGGATAAGCTTCACCATCTGTTAAATATATAAGCGCTGTATACTGCTTATCTTTTTCGTTATAATGATCTACTACAGGTTGAAAACTAGTGCCACCACGGCCTTTAATATCCCAATCTTTTTTTGGATCGAATTCTGCAACGCTAACTAATTGAGTATCGCATTGTGCAACTGTGATTTTATGTCCAGTTTTACTCATATGACTTAACTCATGCATAAATTCTATTAGCTCATCTGTGCTGACAGATCCGGATGTATCAACTCCTACCAGGATGTGATTTTTAACTTTTATTTTAAGTCCCGGGTTAGCTGAATACCTCTTATTGTCTTTACGTCTTAGTTTTTTTGTATAGACTATACTAGAGCTTCCAACAAATCTTCGTAGATATGCTTTCCAATTGAACTTCGGGGGTTCTGGGTTTAATAAGCGAGATATAATCTCTGCTAACTCTCCAGGTATACTCCCTTGTTTCTTTGTTATAACATCTGCGGTCTCTTTAAGCTGATGTTCTACTTGTTTTTGTATCAGCTTTTTCTCAGCTTCGTCTAAAGAATCGAATTCTTCCCATGTAGCATGGATGTCCTCTTCTCCTCCACCGTTGCATGCCATCATTTCTTCTAGCGCAGGGCAGGTTTTGTTCTTATGCCCCTCAGATAGTAGGTCATAGTAAACTTTAGTTCCCGCTCTATGTGGAAGGTGCAGCTCAGGGAACATACTCAGAACCATCCCCCCTTCAGGCAAGTTTTCCTTATCTATGTATTGATTTATTTCTAAGTCTGCGGCTATATTAAATAGCTTATGGTCTGGGTACAAGTCTCTTAACGTCATGTGACCAAAGGATACATGAAGTAACTCATGTTTTAATAATCCTAATTGGTGTGCTTCACTTAAACCTTCAAAAAAAGTAGGGTTTATGTAAAGTTGTATGCCGATGTTGTGTTTAGCAACACCTGCGGTTGGTACGCCCTTAGTGAATTTCTTTTTTAATCCAACCAAAAAGAGCCCGTAAAAGGGCTCTTTAAAGATTAGAGATTTTGAAATTCGAGCGAGTTGCTCGTTATGTTTCATTTTATAATTGTTTAATTAAGTCTAATACTTCTTCGCATTGTATTTTGTTTCTAGGCATGAAAAGAACATAGGGCAATCCTTTGCTTTTTAAATGCTGTTTAAATAATTTCCACCTTAATGGAAAAGATTCGTTCGCGTATCCTTTAGTCTCTATTATCCACTTGCCGTGGGGATCTACAAAATCCGGTGTATAAGTAATAGGTCTGACTTTAGACCCTTTATTATACAGCTTCCTTTTTGTTCCCTCATAACATGCTTGTGGGTATACTAAAGCATCAAAGATGGTAAAGACATGTTTTTCATACTCAACATCTATATTCTTTTTGTGTAAGATTTTATACATGTGCGCCTCAAGCTGAGATTGGAATATGATCCCATCATAACTTGTTTTCTTAACGTTCTTTACTTTTCGTTTTCCTTTTCTTTTCCAACTCATTCTGCAGGGTTTGTTTGGAACATGCCTTCATAACCCCTGTCTTTATTATACATGTGTATCTGAGCTACTCTCTGGGTACCTACATAGGCTTTCCCTTTATGCCACTCATCATTTCCACATATACTAGGTATAAACCTCAGTTTAGTCCCCATAATCTCATCCACAAGTTCTTTGTGAATGTGTCCCATGAAAGCCTCTCTGTATTTACACTCACTCCACATAATTGGTTGTTCTGTAGCCATAAGCAAAGGAATATTATTCTTCTTTACTTTGTCCCCATGGAAGTTTAAAAACATATTCTTACCGTACTGGTAATATTTTCTTTCTTCCAAGGAATTGTTTACGTTAATATTCGCATTATTGTGGTATCTAGCTTCTAGCAATTCTCCAACATAAAACATTCGTTCAAAATCATGATTACCTTGGACAATAACTACGTCAACAGGTACACGTTCAGATAACCACATTAGAGCAGTATCCATTAGATGCCAATAGCCTCTAAAAGATTCTCTCCAACCCATGTAATCATCTTGTGGTGTGCCTTTCGTCGTAGTCTGTCTAAGACCCTCTGAATTCATACCGTCGTTTCCAATAGGCATGAGTAAACGTTCTATGTTAGCACCTTCTGCTTTATTCCATAGGCTTACAACTGCCTTTAAGAAATCTTTTTCTACAGCGTTCATGCCTTCTCCTGTAATCTTACCATAGTGTATGTCCGGCAGAGATAGAACTCCTAAACAAGGGTCTGTCTTTACTTCATATACATGACGATCTATCTTACGGGATTTTTGTTTTACTGATTCTAAGAACACAGCTTTATCAGACTCTAACTCATGCCATTGAGTTCTAGGTACTACAGAGTATCTGGATTCCCCAGAACTTGTTTGCCAAAACTTAACTGACTTGACATCTTCTAATTTCAATCCAATACTGTTTAAGTGGTTGTTAAACCCAGTATCGTCAATCTCATTTACGTTTTCATTTGTAAACTCTATAAAAGAATCTCTTGCTGTTTTTCGTAGCTCGGAAGACACAGTCTGTTTGCAATCTGCAGCAAGATCTTCCGAAATACCTAGCTTATCAGCTAACCATACGGAGCCTTTTTTTACATACCCAGTCTTCTCTCGTAAATATTTAAGTACATCTTCTTTGTTCATTTATAAGGTGTTTTAAAATGTTAAGCGAACCTACATTTTGTACCAAATCTGACGGATCTTTCGATTCGTATTTATCCGGTATATACACATTACTTAAGTTGAACTCTTCACAGACTTTCTTGGCCATTGTCTGGCCAGGATTGTTTTCATTGTCGTAATCGTTATCATAGAAGACAATGATCTCTTCAAATCTGGTATAAAGGTTTTGTATTAAACTTGTATCGGGCATCTGCATCTCGCTCTGAAGAGCTATGGCATTGAATCCCGCGGCTTTTAAACACATTATATCTTTTAGAGAAGAGGTAAGAATTAAACACTTACCTGTCTTAGGTAGTTGCTTTAGTCCTTGAATATCAGTAGATTTTACGTTACTACTCCACTTATACTCGCTTTCGTAAGGAGCATAAATTTTATACCGAGGCCCGAATTTATAGGCGTAAGTAACTGTTTTACAACTGAATCTGTTTTCGTTCACCCAATAATAACTTATAGGTTCTACTTCAAATATAAGTAATATTTCCTTACTAATGAAGTACTTAGCCCAAAAGTTTCTATCATCGGAACTCCAAGATCTCTTTTTCTTTCTAATAAACGTGCTAGCAGTCTTTAAATCCGGCTGTTTTCCAGAACTACCTTGTTGACCCATGCTGAATAGGTGCTCTTGTTTAAATGCATTCAATCCAAGATTAAAGTCGCAGTCTATTCTTTGGAGTGACTCCATGAAGGTGCAACCGTACTTACATTGTATGTACTCAAAACAATTGAACGAATGTTCAGCATGTCCGAAATCCTTATACAACAGCTTCTTATTCCATAAGATAACTGATGCGGTAGGGCTTCTATCTTTGCGTAATTCACTACAAAATTTCTTATTTAGTTCCTTAAAGCTAGGGCAGTAATACACAAAGACGTCATACTCAGTGATTTTACTGAGTATGACATCCGTGTGTAAGTAATCATCGCTACTTCTAGCTTTGATCATTAGAAGGGCGCTACAGTAGCAGCCTTCGCTGTTACAGGCATGGCCCAATCTTCATCTTCTGATACTGCATCAGGTGAAATTAGATCAATTGTTGGTATATGGTCTCCCCAAGCTAGATCTGCATTAAAATCTGCATTGAATGTTCCATAGTCATCATTAAGAGACTTAATAAATAGATCGTCACGCTGTGGCTTAATTCTTCCAAAGTGCTTAGTATATACTGATTGATATTTACCATCTCTAACTCCTACTAGTACTCTAATTGAGTTAGAATTTAGAAGATTAACTAAATCTTTAAGTTCTTTAGTATCCCCTTTTACAATCTTGTCAATGGTCTCAAATGAAACCTCATCACCTGACGCTACGTTAGCCCATGCTTTAACAAAACTAACTAAAGTCTCCTCTCCCACATATGCATGACGCTGTCCTTCAGACTTCCACCATTCATATGCTGGAGCATCATCCGACCAAGTAGCCTGTCCAATGTTATTAATCCATTGGAATTTACCTGTCTTAGATGTTCTCTTCTCACTTTGCATAAGAATTTCTAAACGAACTGTAGCTTGACTGTTCCTCAACCAGAATGCTATCTTCTGATAAGAAGCGTCAGCTATGGTTACGTCATAGTTCTGCTCAGATTTAACGTTAATGTCTAAGGCATGTAAATCTGCCATAGTTGGGTTTACGGCAATGATTGCCATGTTTGTGATGCCTGAATACAATTTAATGCCAGAGCCCATCACTTCTTCTGTACTTGCGTTGCTTTTAATAGCCATGTTTATAGTTTTTAATTAATTAATATTATAGTTCAAATGTATCAAGATCATCTTCTATTAGCTCTTCGTAAAGAGGGGTGTCTTCGACTTCCTCTTCCTCTTCATTAGCGTATTCGGATGTACTGTCTTGAGTTGCAGTTATTTCTTCAATCCCTTCATCTAAAGTAATCTGTGCAGGATCTACTACTTCTTCAGAAACGGAAAGTGAAGGTACGGAAATATCATCGATAAAATCGAAAGACAGTTCCTTTTTCTTACTAGGACGTTTGCCCTTAAGTTGTGGGTGGTCGAACATAGTTGTCACTTCCCATAGTTTAAGGCCATACTTATCCTGTATTCCTTTTCTATCTATTCCATTAGATAGGTCCTCCAATATCATGGAGATTGTAATTGTTTGTTTAGACATGTTTATTGTTATTTAGTCTATGAATATTTTTGACCAATCTAGAGGCATGGTCTTACCTTTTAAGTGGTCACATCTAGATCCGGCTGTAATATCACCTAAAGAATCAAAAGAAATCATTGTTTCATCATTCTCTCTATAGATATACCCAACTGCGTCCGAATTGGCACACGTAATTTGTTTAATCTTTCCTGTAAGATCTAAGTCTTTAACTGCTACTTCTTTGCCTTTCTTTTCAAGCATCTTATCTTTTAAGTGCCCTACAAGAATGACATGATCTGCTAGCATTCCTAATCTATCGATCCATTTCTTATATGCCATACGCAAGTATAAGTACCCTCCACCATTAGGTAATGAAAGTATTGACATTCCAGGATTTTTCTCTTCAAAGTTTTTACCCATAGGAGTTTTCATATAAATCTTCTTAGCCTCATCTTCACACCACTCTTCTAATTTAGAGACTGTATCGATGGCTACATATTTATATGGTCTGCCGTCGAGCATGATTGCTTTTCCGATCTTAGCTAGATCTTGTAAACTATGTGCTTTTATTTTTAAAGCATCTAGCATATCTGATCCGTCTTCTAAATCAATTATTAGACAGTCGTCTAGCTGAGCTAGTGCAGTAGTTTTACCAACCTTAGGTGCACCATACACAATCATATGTTTAGGTGATTTCCGGCTGGCCTTTATCTTTTGGTTTGGTAATTCAATATAGGTATCCATTTATGTTTTTTATTTAAATTTTTATTAGTGCAAAAGGGGGACTACCATTGTACTCCCCCTCGCCAAATTATAATCCCTGAACCACCAGGTTAATAATTATAGCACACAGTGTATCTGTGCACTTCGGTTAACGATCATCTGCAGGGTTATATCTACCCCCACCTTCACGTTCGTATTCTTGAATGTCATCTTTTAAGGTTGTAATAAAGTTAACATATTCTTCTCCTTTAGACATAATCTTTACATCGAGTATAGAAATTTGGTCTACTTCAGGAGGTTCATCTTGTGACCCTCTAAATCCTGGGTCATATTCATATTTAACTTCTATGTACAAGCTTCCATGCTCGGAGTCAAATTCTATTATACGTGCTTTTGTCATAGTTCAGCTATTTGGGCCATTAAATCACATTGTTTCTCAAGAGAATTTAAAAGATTTTTAGTCTGATACTGTAGAGTATCAAACTGGTTTTTAAGACTTTCATGAGTTCTTATAGTATCATTTATTGCGTACATACCAGCTACAGCAGAATACATACGTCTGTATTCAGGTTCTATCATATGTATTTTATGCATCTTCTCGTAATGGACTATTGTAGTGTGGTCTTTACTTATAATTCTAGCTATTTGCATACACGTTAAATTTGCTTGTTTACGTAATATGTTTACTAAAATTTTACGGGAATCTACCACAAAACGCCGTCTGTCATTTTTGCATGCTAATTCCTGATCTACTCCAGTTATTTGTTCAAGCATGGGAAATACATCGTCTACTATTTTTTGTAAACGTGCACTTAAAGGTTTTGTTTCTATCATTGTATTATCAGTTTAAGTTAGTCTTCTCTGTTTCTATAAGTAAAGTAAAGTGCGAAAATGCACGCAGCCATTCCTATGATTATTAATGTCATGTTATTTTATTTTTTGCGGCCATCTTTAAATTCTCTAGTCATCACTTCTATTGTGGTGTCTCTAGCATATTTTCTAGCCATGTTATTAAGAGTATCCATGGTTTCATAGATAGTGTTTTCAGACTCTAGTAGAGCTCTAAGTTCTTTAACTCCTATAAGTCTTTTCATTTTTATATAGTTTTAAATTAATACTAAAAAGGAGCCCGCTAAGTCAGCTAATCAACTAAGCAAGGTCTTCACCATTTATTTGATTTTACTTGCGGACTCCTTTCTTGGTATCACATAGTTTTAAACACAGACCGTTACGTTATATTTAATTATGTTTTACCTATCAGCACGATGCTGACAGTCGTTATTCATCTTCTGTAGATGTAAATTCACAATGCTCTAAACAGTCAGGGCATATACCCATTTCGGGGTGGGTGGTGAAAGCTCCGCAGCAGTCACTTGTTAGTTCGTCTTCCATTTTGTTTTCACTTTTAGTTATGCTATTAAGTGAGTTCATTCACTATTGGTTATGTTCACTTGATAGTATCATGAGCCTATTACTTTATTTAATTGGTTCATTTTTCCTTTTTTTTTGCTTTCCTAGTTGGTTTTTTAATTCTTTTTTTAGCTATTAAGCTCTGAAGATCCTTTTTATCAATAGATAGTTCTTCAATAGTATCTTGCTGAAAAGCTGCAAATTGAGCAGATTTATAGGTACTAAAAATGAACCCTAATACGAACCCTAATAGAAAGCCCAGGGCACAGAGGCTGATGTTTAATAAAATCATTATTTAGTTCTTTCGGTAATTGTAAATGTGCTCATGTCTGCTTCGAATGGTATCATCCCAAGCAGGCCGTCACGGTTTTTTTCAATATGTACTGCAAGTAATCCTACTGGATCTTCATTACAGTATAACTCTGTTATTCCATACAAATCAAAGGGCCTCTGTAGCATCATAACTACGTGTGCGTCTTGTCCTATACTATCTCCTCCAAATAAATCAGTAAGCATGGGCTGATATTGCTGTTTAGCTCTATGCTCACGTTCTATGTTTCTATTTAACTGTGATAGTAATACAGTAATAACTCCCATTTTAGCTTGCATCCACATGCAACCTTTAGAGAGTTCATTTAATCTTTGTAGTTCTGAGTCCGCTTGGCCTATAATAAGCCTTGAGTGGTCAAATAGATTAATAATTAATGCTCCAGGAGTTTCTTTAAATACCTCAACGTTAGTTTCTTTGATGTATTTGATGGTCCTAGGAATATTATTAAAATAGATAGGATAATGCCTGTAGGCAGCTACCTTCTCTTCATAACGATCGTAGTCTTCTTTAGATAGTTTCTTTTCTACCGATAGAAGATCAATAACCTCTTTCTTTACATCTTTAGATCCAGCTCGTAGAATTTGCTGATGCCCAGGCATCTCAAAGCTCCAGTATAATACTATAAGCTTTTTGTCTACGTTTCTATCTAAAACATCAAATATCAATTGATTAGAGAATGCAGACTTACCCACTCCGGGTCTTCCTGCTATTACATACATTTTTCCAGGCTGTAGTCCCCCTAATAAATTTCTATTCAGTTTGTCCCATTTTGTTGGTAAGAGACGGCGTTTCCCTAGCATACCTGTCCTTACCTCTGTTAAGGAGGTATCGACTGATTGTTCTATGCTATGAAAACCTCTTTTTTTATAAAGATCTTGTGATTCTTGGTCTGGTGGTGGCTCTTGTGTCATCTTCGCTTAAATTTTCGTATTGTTCCCAAGTATGTTGGGAAACCCATGTGGTTAAATTCTGTAAATACCCTAAATTGTCTTTTTGGACAAGTAGCTGCTTCTTAAGGCACGTCATAATATGATTATGTGTGGCTTTCTTCTGATTAACTACCTTACTGTATAACGTTTTAGTTCTTCTATTAGATTTAGCCTCTGGATCGATAGCGTGTAACACTCGAATACCTGTGGATGTTTCAACTTTAACCGGATAGAGCCCCACTAACTCAGCGAACATCTGATCAAAATCCGAGGTAAACAAGTCTATAAAAGCTTGCTGTATCTCATGCTGATCAGGCGATTCGCCGAGTTTAATGAAACCACTGCGTTGCAGTTGCTCTAAATTGGGTTTTAAATTGAGGCTGCTTAAATAATTAAACCCTTTTCTATATACTATATAAAGATAGAGATAGTCATCTGCACTCATTTGAGTGTCTTTTAAGATTTCAAAATCTATTTCTATAGTCATAATATAAAAGGTTTCTTTATGAACGAACAGAACATCGTGTCAAATATAATAAAAATATACATAATAAAAAAGTTTTTCATAAGTTTAATGCCAGGTTATATTCTTCAGATTGTATACTGAATTCTTTAACCATTTCTCTTCTTGGCTGTCTTCTACGTATAAAACATAGATTTTGCCTACTTTCCCCTCTTCAAATCGTATTAGTCTTCCTACACGTTGTATCATAGAAAGTGATTTGGAGGTTAGCCCACAGATAATCCCAAGATTAGCGTTAGGAATATCAAACCCCTGATTCAACGCTTTAGTTGAACACAGTACATTGATCTCCCCTTCTTTAAAGCGGCGTAGAGCTTCTTTCTTTTGTTGAGTGGTGCGTTTACTATGATAGATCTCTGCTAAGGGCGTAACACTCTCTGCTAGTCTGTCTGTAAACTTGTTTATTCCACCAAAAGATATGATTCTCTTGTCTTTGCTGCTTAATACTATTTCTTGAAACTTCTTTACCTTACCTTCTGCTGAATCTATGACTTCTTTTCTTTGACGAATAGTGTCATAAAATCCAATGGCATGTGCCTTCATTGCTGAAGAGACATTGGAGCTTGATAAGGCAATCTTTGCAAAATTAAAAGCGTCCGGATCTAAAGCTACCTTGTGCTCAACAAACTTTTTGTTGATCTCTTGGTAACGTCTTCGTTCTTTAACTGTTAATTGTATCGGTATACAGTGTATCTCATACGGAGACACCAATCCTAGCTCAACACATTCGTCTAATGTAATATGGTAAGCGATTGGTGCAATACGATAGAGCAGATGCTTGTATTCCTCCTCCTCTGGTGGAGTAGCAGTCATACATAAGAGTTTTTCATACTTGTTATTTATGAAGAACTTGCGGTACTCTTTGCTTAATCCTAAGTGCACTTCATCGCATATTACTATATCGTAATGTTGTTTTTGAAGTTTATATGCACTTTGATAACAAAGAATATCAACACGGTCTAAGCAATCGCTATGCCCCCATTTGTGAAATTCCTCAGCAAATTGATCTTGAAGTTGTGTCGTAGGTACTAAAATTAGTGCCCTAGAGCCTTTCAGCTTGTTGAGCACGTAGCTAACAGCTACAACACCACATCTTGATTTACCGAATCCTGTACCCGCGATAATACTGCCGATGAAGCCTTGGAGAGCCCAGTTATTGAGGGCTTTCCGTTGTTCTTCATCTTTAGTTCTATGTGTGGTTACGTTACTTTCCATAGAGTAACTGTACGTTGAGTCTGGCTATCGAAAACTGTAGTGTCTCCTGTAACTGCATCTTTAGCAACAAGCTCATTCATGCGACCTGTAACTCTATTTATGTCCCAACCTAAAAGCTTAGCCACTCCTCGGTTAGTAAGGCCGTTACGAGAGCTCTTTAAGCAGTCATATACCTCTGTTTGCCTTCTAGAAAGGTCTGGTTGGAGTTTTTCATAGGACTCTACCTGTGTTTGTCTAATCATGGTTTAATATTTAAGTTTATGTTTCATTTTTCCCAGCAATCAGATACAGATACCTCCGCCTTTAACAGGCCATTGGTTACTATCTCTGCTGCTGCCTCTTCCATTAATAGTTTAAATTGAATTGTCCATTCTTTTAGATAGCTCTCTTCACAGATAGTATCTATTTGATCGTGCACAGTCATCACTACTTTGACAGGAATGTCATGTGTTTTAATATAGTTTCTGATTAAAATAAGAGCTTTCTTAGTCATATCAGCACTAGCTCCTTGAATAGGAGTGTTCTTTGAGGCTCGCTCTATTGATGAAAACTCTTGTGAGTTCTCCCTAGAATTGTACATCTTAGGGAACCAGGTGTTAAACCATCTCCTCCTATTGTAAGGAGGAAAGGTCTTTATATACCCGAACTTAGTTCCAAAGTTAGACAGCTTCTCTAAGAAGCCTTTAATAGCAGGGAACGCTTCGAAATAGTCTTCGATTAGTTTCTCTGCTGCTTTCTTACTTATATCTAATGTAGCAGCTAGTTTGTTGGCCCCCATTCCGTATGCCAAGCCGAAATTAATCGACTTGACATTGGTACGGAGCTTCTTGTGCTGTTTACACTTGCACTTTCCTTTAGCTACTAGGTAGTTACAGTCTTTATCAGCAGCTTTCATCCACTTGTCTCCGTACACGAGCTCTGCACATACTGAGTGCAGGTCTTGTCCTTCTTCAAGTGCCTTTAGCCATACGGGATCTTGCGACCCGAATGCAATAACGTTTAATTCTTGTGAGCTGTAGTCAGCAGATACAAACTTCCATCCTTCAGGTGCTATAAAGCAATTCCTAAAAGCATTGTCCGCTGGTATCTGTTGCATATTAGGCTTAGAACTGGATACTCTCCCAGTATCTAAGATTTGATGAAAGGATGTGTGTACTCTTCCATCGCCTTTAAGGTTTTGCATGAATCTCTCACCGTATGAAGTGTAGATTTTCATTTGCTCCTTATACTTTATATACTCATCTATGATAGGGTTAGAGAATCTATGTATGAACAGTTCTTTACCGTTAACATTGTCTAACTTAGGTATTAAGCATTGGAATACGCTTAGCACCTGAGTAGGTGAAGTCCACTTAACGTCTATCTTGCGTAAATCTGCTGTATCGGTAAAGAGGTCTCCTTGAACAGAAGACATGACAAATTTCTTGAACTGTTTATCCGCAGTTATATGCTCATCTAACGTGTTCATGTGTGCTTCTGCTTTAGTTAAAGCATTATCAGCTAGTTTTAGCCAAGCATTTTGGTCTAAGTCTAAGCCGTTGAATTCTATATCTGCAAAAGATATTACTACTTCATTCTCTAGATCTGCTAGGGTGTCTAGTTTGTTCCCAGTTATAAGCTTGTTTTGAATGTATCTGACGTCTATCAGATGTTCCACATCTTTAGCAGCATAGATGAGTTGAGGAGTAGTAAACTCTCCTTTATGTCCTACAAAGGAGGACTGCTGAGTCTTGTCAAGCTCTATCTTAAGTCTTCTGATAAGAGTGTTGAATAGGCTAGCTGATTCTCCTTTACCGCAGGTGAGTACCTTTTCCATGAGCATAGTGTCATAGACGGTTTCACATCTAATACCGAAGCTTGACCTGATGAAATTCAAATCGAACTTAGCATTGTGAAAGAGTTTAAGTATAGTTGGTGACTCAAGGATGGGTTTTAGAAGTTCAATTCCTTCGGAACGTGTGTCTATGAGGAATTGCTTTTCTTTTGTGCCTATTTGAAATAGGATTACTTTGTCTGAGGTAAAGTCTAAACCTGTAGTCTCTGTGTCTACTGAGAGGACATCTTGTGTCTTACAGTAGTCTACAGCATCTTGTAAGGACGCTGTTTTAAATTTATGTGTACCTTTATAGGTACTGTTGATTAGGTAAATCATTATATATAGGTTTAGATGTTGAAAAAGTGTGTAACCTCATTGAACCGAATTCACAGTGCAGCCGTAATAATCATCAAGAGCACAGGAACGTAATTCCCGTGCTCTCTCCGATTTGTAAACATAGTTAATCAACTCTCTAAATCATGTCAGAGAGCTCACTTACTCCTTCTATTCTTGATTTGGCTTTCTCTTGAGCCTGTGTATCAGCCTCTAAAAAGTCATGCCTATCAGTTGTATCTACTTCATCTGTTAATGTAACGATAGTGTTACTGAAGATGTAAGAACCTTGATGTGTGATAAACTCACCATCTTTACCTCTTCGTTTAGCAGATTTGTCTAGATTGTCTATCTGGTATTCAGTACCTTCAGTGGTTTCTTGAACAAGAACTCTACAACGCACACCTTCCATGGTCGGGTTGAGGACATCTAGGTCAAGCATTTCACCTTTCTCAGACATGTACCATCCTGCGGATAGTCCAAAATCTATGTTGAAGTACTCTTCAGCATCAGCTGGTTCAGCAGTTACCCAAGCACGTCGTGCGTTAGAACTGAATCTATCATCTGATTTGTTTAACAATGCTAATACATTTACTGGGGCTGACCCACCTTGTATTACTTCTGCGAACTCAAGATGAATCTTGTTGTTCTTTACTTTACGTGCGTTAACTAGTAACGTCTGTCCTGCTTTCAAGGTAGCAAGTGAACCTGTATTTAATGTATTTTCCATGGTGAAAAATGTTTATAAGTTATCATGGCTATCTAATTGTTTAAGGACACCTATCATGTAGCCTACTAATAGGGTCTCTTTTAAATTTTGCGGCTCTGCTTCATACAACGAGTGTTGAAGCATTTCTGAGTCGGATCTTTTCCATAAGTCCGAGTCAATTATCTTTTCTAATTTGTCTTTCAGCTCTTGTGCACGCTCTGTCGGAATACCCATAACCTCTAAGAGGTCAGGTTTATCGTGTTCAAATTGTCCTAAAGCTTCGTCGTATAGGGTTCTAAATTTCTTTTCCATTTATAACGGTTTTAAAATGTGTTAAAAACATCAGAGGACACTTATTTTGAAGTCTCCTCTGATGTGTATGAGATAATATTTTACAAGCTTATGCCTTGGTATCTCGACTTGTACAAGGTTTATAGTCTTTTCCTACAGTCATAATTTGCCCATGATTCATTTGGAAGGCGGCTTTCGTTTTATAGTATCATACACGCAGCTTCGAGTAACTTTCGGAGGTTTTTCTCCATCGATGCTTTTTCTTCGTGGTCGTCTTCATTCACTTTATCTAGTATGTGGTAGTACATTTCAATTGCTTTCTTCAGTGAAGAGAACACTTTTGCTTTTTCAGAGTTTGGTGAGTCATCTTTATCAATCTCTCGTTCCATCATGGATTCAAAGCGTCCTATAATTACTCCTGTAAAGAATACTTCTATGAGATTTGCTGGTGCTAATTCGTATAGAGCTTTTTGGTATAGTTCAGACTTAAGCCCAACGTCTCCTAGATTATTTTTAAGCAGTTCTTTGAACTCAGTTTGTTTGCTGTCTAAATATCCGTCAGATAGGCAACATGCTTCTTCTATTGTTTCTCCTGTGTGCGTAAAGCCCCCAAGGGTTTCAGCGTATAATTCTTTATACATGATCTTATTGTTTTAAAAGTGTTTATAGTTAATTTTAATTAAAACAACAAGGGAGTTTTAAGCCCCTTGTTGTTTCTCTCTTATTTGGCCATCTCCTGTGAAAAGATGTCTTCAACAAATAGGGTTTCTTTACCGTTGATCCATTGTTGTTCAATCATGTAATCAATCCCTAGTTCTTGTCTATGGTCTTCTGATAGTTTCTCCGAAGAGCCCATATCATTACCATTGTTTTCTATACAATTGCCTATAGCTCTGAAGATGTAGTCTCTAAATAATCCAGGACATCCCAAAGAGGCTATCTTGTATATATCTATTGGTTCTTCAGCTCGCTTGACTGTAAAGATTACTCCGTGTCTGAGTATTCTTTCGTCATCTCTTTTCCTAATTGGTGCAATGCATTTAATCTCTACATTTTTACCCATTCGTTGGAGCAGTTCAGCGGCCACCGCGGTGAGAGCCGCTAAGCGTTGGAAGTTCTCCTCGCCATTTCCACAAGATAGAGTTAGATTTAGGAATAGTTTAATAGCTGGTTCAACTTTACTATTGGCTTTAATGCTCCAATAATCAGGTGCTCCACACATTAATCTATTTATATCTAACTCGTCTCCGTGATTGTCAAACCTAATCTTAGAACGTTTGTTAGTTGCTATCTTAAAGTTGTTTTTAACAGCTTTAATATTGGTTAACTCAGTTCTAAGTTCTTTGACTTTGGCAATTGTTTTTGCTGTAGGCTTGGCATAGTAGACTGAATGTTTAGTTCTTTCTCTTGTGCCTAGCTCTCCATGAGTCCAACTTGGGTCATCAACGCCATGATTGTATTTGTTTTTAATTCCGTCCATACCATCTAGAAGATGTTTAACATCTTTAAATACTGCGAACTCATGTGTTAGCATTTCTCCTTCCTCTGAAGTATCCTCCCAATTAAGGAAGGATACAAATTCAGGGGTGTATTGTTTCATTCTACGCATCTCCTTTGGTTTTCATGATTTCTTCGGGAGTCCAACCTTGAAAGAATCTGTCGTAGATTCCTTGCATACTTAATCCTGCTTTCTTTTGCATAAGAGCATCAATGATAGCTCTTGTAGATACAGTGCGCTTAATTTCATAGTTCTTTACGTTAGCTCTGAACTGGTGAAACTTACCGATTACTAATTTATCGGAAATATCTGCACCGAAGGATTTTTCTAACTCTTCATCATAGTCTACTTCTATCTTAGTCAAGGCAAACCTATCAAGGAATGCTGCGTCTAAGTAGTTTCTACCGTGATAAATATCAGAGCCTGTACCATATGAGTTACCTGCCACTATAATAACAGTGTCTCCATGTCTTTTAGCTATGGGTTTATCTTTCCTATTTACTAGGTTGATGTATCCGTTAGCCAAAGCAGAGTTGATAACTAATAACGTATTAGGATCTGCAGCGTCTATCTCGTCAAATAGAAATACTCCTCCATTTTCAAAGATTTCAACAAATTGAGAGCTTACGTACTCCCCATTAAATAACATTCTGCCGGTTAGGTGTGCTTCACTCATTCCTGCAGAGCAAGAGATAGCAGCGAAGTTTAGATTTGCAGCTTTAGCTACTTGTGCAGCTAATGTAGTTTTACCTGTTCCTGCAGGCCCCACTAACATACACTGTCTGCTTATGTTACACAATGTAGCAGTTATCCTGAACTTTTTATGTGCTCTTTGCTTAAGTATGTGAATAGGTCTCCCTGGTATCACTACTTTAGTAGGTCTAAGCTTTTGTACTTCTTCTTGTACTAAGGTTTCTATTGCGTCTGTGAAGATTTTTTTGTCTTCATTTACTATCTTAGATAGTGCGTCTTTTATGACTGTGCCTATGTCTTGGCCTAAGTCTAGTTTAATTCCATTCATGATTGATGCTGGTTTTAGATGTTTTTATTGTTTTTATTAAAATAACTCTTACCTTCCAAATGTGTGTTAGGGATTAGGGAACGGCCCGAGGTAAGAGTTACTAATGTTATACTATTAAGAAGTTTTTCTCTTCTTATATAAAATGTAGTGTAAGACTAAGATGTGTAATGGCATCCATATCACAAACATTATTACATTGATTTCTTTATACGATATATTTATAACGTCCGCTAAGAATATTAGTGCTTGGACGCATAAGTCAAATATTTGGTTACATGCTTCTCGCATTTGCCTGGGTTTTTAAGATTAGTGTCTGATTCCAAAAGCTTTGAAGGTCAAGAGTATTGTAACCATACTTATCTTTTAAAGTAGTAGTCATAGTATCTTTATCTTCAGAGCTTAAGCAAGCCCCTAAATATAATAAGGACTTGCTATGTTCTCTGTTTTGGCTCATCGGTACTCATTTCTTCGGTTAGCTTCCTTTTCTAGATCTGCTTCTATCTTTAGGATAATACCTATTGTTAAGAGTGTAAGAAGTATACTTAGTAATGCTAGGCCTGATTGGAATAGTCCTATAAACGTCTCTCCTGATATTAAGGCGAGTATCGTTGTTAGTACAGTATGGACTGTAAGATATGTCAATGCAAATGCAAGGATATATCCTACGCCTCTAACGCATGCGGGTAGGAAGTATTTCATGCTTGAAGAGTTTGAAGGTTCTTCTTCACATTTCTCCTTGCTCTTTGATATGCTGCCCCCCAAAATGGATTAGCTTTACCATTATGCTTAGGACTGCAAAGACTTGGAGGTAATTGCTCAACATTAGTAGGCACTTCAAACTTACCGTGTTTAGTACTGACTGAGATGTTCTTCTTCTTGAGATGTTGTAATATCTCTAATGATACTAATCTCTTAGTCATTTCAGTTGCACAGTTTATCTCCTCTTCTGCTGTTGGAGGTGTATATTCCATGGCTGCATGATCGTCATTAGCTAGGCACTGATCTGTCATAGAAGAGAGCTCAAATTGAGTGTTCTTTAACTTTGCTTCTAAGTCTAGGAATCTTTGTTGGTGCTCTGCTACTATCTCCTTTTGAGCTTCTATTATTTGTTTCTGCTCTCGAGAGTGTTCCAGATGACTATCATGGTTTGCTTCCATAGCGAATAGCTCTTGTTGAAAGCCATCCATTTGGTCTATTTGACGTTGGTTGATCTCTTGTGATACAATTAATGCATCAGTTAGGTTAGCTACTTGAGTTGTAAGTAATGCTACCATTGAATAGGATTTATGTCCCATGTTTTCTTATGAATTTAAATGAATATTTGTTGAATGTGCTATACTTTGTTATAGCTTGAATTAGATGGATAGATATATTGGCTGTGAAATGGGGAGAGAGATCTGGTCATTACATTGACTCCCACTCCCTCCCACCTCACCTTAACCAACATGGTTACCTAAGTGACTAGACCATAGGACTATATCACATACTATTATTTAAAAAAACTCCCTATTTAAGGGAGTTTAAAGAAGATACAGCGGACTTGTACGCTATGTCTTCTTTTAGGATTGCTTTCACGTCGGAGACGGAAGCAATACCAGTGAGCCATCCATCTTGATTGATGGTCACGAAGGAGCCAGGCTTTAGCCTGCTACTGCTATAGCTCGAGATTAACTCTCGACTATTAATATTAGAGGATGCCAGACTAATGAAGAAGCCCTTCTTCTTAGGTCTAGTATCCTTACTACAGGTAACGACACGTAGTGTCTTACCGATATATGCTGCATTACGTGCAGCATAATCAACTTTGTTGCTAATTGTTTTAGCCATGGTTAAAAGGATTTGATTAAACTATGTTTACATTTGGTGGGGCCGTTCGGCCACCAAAAACTCGGTGGGGTGTTCTATCTAATACCCCTACACACTCACTAACAAACCAAATTTTTAAATTTTAGTCTATCTCAAAACTTATCCCAATAGGTAAGGGGACCCCTACGAAGTATGGCCCTCCAGGTCAACTTCTTAATACTCGGGGAAAAAATTTTATTTTAGGTTTGGTTTTATCGATGCTATCTCCTATATTTGCATTTCACGAAGCACGGAATACTACCGTATCACCCCTGAGGTAAACAAGTAGGGGGTCAGACGTGGGATTTATATCAATTAGAGTAATCTAGTTAACGCTTACAAAACTGTCGTGAGACACTATAAGTAAGTAGGAAATTTTCTCCCATAGCTTCAAAAGGATCAGCTATAAGCGTTGATTGGGGTGGACTACACATAGGTAAGTGTGATGAATTAA